ATATAAGGTTTATTTGGACTCACATAATTCATACCTTGACCATAATAAGTTTTCTCAGAACGACTAAAAGACACTGGATACATCTTTGCCATATTTTAATCCTTTCCTGTAGGCTTTATCTCGCCCGTTACTTTTTCTATTGCAAAGGTTTCAGATGCAGTAGAATTTAAAAATTTTATTCCTAAATAATGTCCTCTTATCCTTTTACGAATACGTTTCTTTCTTCCTGTACCAGATAATGTACCAGAACTAAAGGCTGTAGCCCCATCCCTAATATCTTCAATAACTGTCTCCGCATCATCTCCAATATGTATTTCATAACTAACGCCATTAGTATCGGGGAAAGCACCACCCGATGCCCCACCGGATAACTCAATAGTGAGTGATGTTAGTTTACCTTCTTTATCATTATCTTCTGTTAAATGTTGAATGGGCCAAACAGCATAGCTCGATATTGGGTCAGTTGAACCGCCAATATTATCATCTTTAGCTGTTTCATCAAACTTACGAATATACCCATCCTTACAACCTACAAGCAAATCTGCATAATCATTATCATTTGCAGCATAATAAAATAATGAGTATGGGCCACACTCATTAGGGTAGCTCTCAGGGAAGAAACCCCCAAGTTTTAAGTCATACCAATAATTAGAGTTACTCCCAGTCTCCAATGTAGTAATGCAAATCAGTATTCCGTGTCTCTTTCTATCATATCCCATTGTGATGCGATGTGTTGCAGGGGTAACATTTATAGCCCCTACTTGTTCCGCAACTAAATCAGGTAACGATATTTCGGTTAGATTCTCAACTGAACGAAATCCAAGTGGTATCTTGTAGATTCCTGCTGTTCCCCAGAAATAGAGGTTGCCATCTCCATCAAAACACCAACTATTAGCACCAAACATCCCTACGGTTAAATCAACCTCATCTATCTCACCGCCAGCAGCAGGGTCACCTGTTAATACCCATATAGTTGAGGCACAACCAAAGATTAGGTAATCATCCTTATAGGGAATTAACGCTCGTATAATATCACCTACCTCACCTGCATCAGCATTTTGTCCTGCTGCCGCTGTCAGTGGGTCAGTAGATGTGTAAACCCAATTCCAAGGGTCAGCGGTTTTAGACATATACCATTGATGAGGATAATTAGGGTTTCCTGCTAAAACGCACCTACCACGATATAAGCACCCAAGGTATGCTTTGGCTGGCATACTCCCATAAGTACTTGTATCATTATCATAAGGAGTCCAAGCATACCATCGTGGTTTAGGTAGACCTGCAACTGGAGATGGAAATATCACATTACCTCCACCCCCAACAGCAGATGTGATAGCAGTAGTAATCTCAAATGTCCCTGATGTGACATAACCATACATAACCTTATCAGTGCTATTGATATAATCTACTACCATTGTAGCTGCACTCGTCCCAGCTTGATAAACAATATCTCCTCTTGATGGTTTAGTAGTAAAACCATTATCATCAGTTATTTTTGTATTTACAAAATCAGCTACCCCAAGTACTCCACCATTAACCACAAAAACCTTTTGGAAAGCCTCATACATATTGAGGTTGTCGGAAGTGTCGATAGCATAACCACTTGTATCTAACTCTGTTAAAGTTCCCGCCGCCACGTCTAAATCCTCGTAGAAAATTGTATCATTTCCAGCAGCAACCAACCTTCTAATAGCCGCTCTTTCATTAATTGATACTACCATTATATTGACTCATACCATATCTTTGAATTAGCAGCTACTACTAATCTTCTAATTGCTGTCATAAAGTTAATACCAGTCCAACGCCAATCAGTCCCTTCCGTTCCTGCTGGGTCGTCATAAGGGCCAGCCCCACTACCACCTGAAATAAGTACATAACTTACTCGTAACTGGTCAAATACAAGGGAGTCAAAACTCCAAGTATCGCCTGTTGTTGTACCAGCAATATTTGTAGCGTCTACTCGCCACTCATAAGTAGCTTCATATCCTAACGTACCAAAAACAATAGCCCACTCTAAAGCAGCCTGGGCACTACTAACTTCTACCCAATCTTCCCCCTGTAGACGAAAATAAACATTGTAAGTATCAGTATTACCTCCACTCACCCAACTTAACGGAGTCTCATCTAATGTTATATCTGATACGGCATCAGTAGGTGATGGGGTTGTAGGCTTACCTGGTAATGCTACGTCCCCATATACTGCAAATTTGACATCTGATGTTGAAATATCCCCCCAAGTACCACCACTATTTGAACTGGTATGAAGGCCACCGCCCCCATATGCTCCATTAGATTGCCTTCTATAACGTAAATGGCTGCTTCCATCATGACGGATAACAATAGCGTATATTACACCAGAACTTAATGAATATGGGCTATCAAAGTTTCTTGTAGTCCACTCACCACTATTACTGGTAGTTAATGTACTTCCATCAAAAGTGAAAGAAGCCAAATCTCCATCAGTGGGTTTGTCATTCTCGTCTGTAGCTCTAATACTTACTGTTACATTACCAACAAAAGGGCCAAGACGAGAAAAGCCTAAATTAACTCCCGTTATATCATAAGCGGAAACAGTAGTATAGGTCATAGCAACCCAGAATGTAGAACTGGTTATACTATTATTACCACTCGATGCAGTATAAAATTCCTGTAATGCCATATTATACTACCGCTGCCACAGTACACATTGCCACTACTGGCTGTTCTGCCAGACCTACCTGTGTAGGAGCACCCCACCTGCCAAGTCCAGGGCGTTGAACAATTATAATTCTTCCACCAAATCCCTTAGCTCGTACATTATTCATATACTCGGAAGTATTAGGGGCTGGCTTATCAGCAGGTAAGCCTTTGTGGATACCCTGAATTGGAGGCGTAAACTCGATATTTGCCACATTATTTCCCTCGTTTTATTCTACGTAACTGAGCATCTGCTGTTTCTCTTCCCTGACCATAATATGCAATCTTTTTATACTCTGTTGGTTTCTGTATTTTCTTAACACGTTTTAGCTTCTTAGGTTTCTTACTTTGAAGATAAGCATACCCAGCAGGACTATGTTTACCATAAAGAATTTCTCTCTCTTTTCTACTTAGTTTTGCCATAATTATTCCCCTTGTCATTCACGATAGAGGATGTCCACCCTATCTGTACCTGCTGCACCAATAAAATAAAGTTTGTTCAAATCATCTATTGGTATATGTAAAGCCCTGTAATCTACCCCTTCTTCCGGTACGTGTATTCCTGTGGTTGTGGTACAAGCCGAACCGATATTAATTCTAACTGAACTATCACCATTTGCAGCCTCAATCCAACATTCTTTACAAGGTACACTATCAGCACCACCTGTACCAGTACCCCCTCTTATCTGATATGGGGTTGCAGGTATAGTTACTCTATTTGAACCACCAGAATTGGGGACTTTGTCTAAACTTGTATTATAAAATTTTGACATAATTATCTATCTCCTATTATGTGGTAAGTTCTTTCAAAAATACCCAACCAATAGTACTATCTATCCACTCAAGAGAACAATAATCATTCTCTTGACTTAGAGAATAGTTTGCTGTCGTAACGGCGGTATCAGGAGTGACTGTAACAGTTTCATTATTACCTTCTGTATCAAAAATAATTAATATTCGTTGGCCAGAATATGTACCGTCTGACAACGTAATAGCAATATTAGTTCCAGAAGTAGTTGTTACCTTTAATACCCTATCCTCAATAAAATTATAAGTACTACCACCTGTTCTTACTGTATAGTTGGCCGTAACTGCTACAGTTCGCAAATCATAAGCCCCTCTTCGAGTCTCGAACCAATTACCTTTACTCATTTAATTCCCTTTCTATTTTGGGTTAAAGTTTACATTCCCCTTCCGTGAGCCTTTCATCCTAAATTATTATCCCTACATTAGGGGTATACATTGTTCATATCTGGATAGGTAAAATATTTCCTACCTGGGGGCCACAGTGGCCCATCTAACTTATCTCTGTCGTAATACAAATTACCTATATGGTCAGAGGCAGTTACTGTATCAAATTTAATAAGTTTCTGTATTAATTCGGCTGCCTTTGCTGTATGGTGGCTGCTCGTCATATCATCCTCTTGATGCTCGGCCACAGCTAAGACGCTTTCCAAGATAGCCTCAATAGCACGAATCCCACCAATCACTAAATCTGTAGTTGCTGATAACTGAACTGGGTCTGCTCTATAAAATCCAGAAAGAGTTTCAGATTGTGATGGTGTAGGATACACCCACAATTCGTACAGAGTTCCTATTTCAATATCGTACCGCAATGGATTAATAGCAAAATACTCAGGATTACCTGAGATAGTACCACCTGTCCGCATACTCAGTATTTGTTCAGCACTACGTTTCACAAGAGGTGGATTAGCGTTTGCTATATCAAAATACAAAGTAGAATACAAATCTGAGAAGTCTATCGGTAAGGCGTACTTCCATTGTCCAGACGTAGTAGTAAAATCCCAATAGACTTTTAGGAACTCCCAGTCGTGGGGTTGACCAGTCTGCATATCCACAGGGTACAAGAACTGTCTCAATCCTCGGTCTATGATGCCGTTGACAAGCGTCAAGTCCGTACCTGTCGGGACAGTCCCAGTAGAAGTTAAACCTAAGAAATTAGATACTTGAACTCTTAAATCATTGTAGCTTAAAGTCAATCTACCCATTATAATCCTCTGAGATGTTCAAATCATTATGTAATTCTCGATGACAATTTGAACACAATAAAATACACTTATCTAATTCTTTTTCAAACTTTGGTTAAACGTGCCATATTATTCCCCAAGTGAGGTTAGGGGGAAGATTCTCAGTTCCTCCCCCGCCCCAGGAGACAGAAGCTTCATGCCTCCATGTACTTCTGTCTTAAACTTTCAACAATTCATAGATTTGACCTACAATAATTGGTGCAAAGTTCTCACCAACTCTATCCTTGATAAGTTTAATATCATCCTCGTTCAAATCTACTTCATCAGAAGTATAAATCTTTTTAGCTAATTCATACTTCTTAACTTTATCAACCCCTAATTCCTTTTGTACAGGACTAAGAACTGCATTTACCATTGCCAATCTAAATGTAGCATCTATTTCCTCTCCTTGCTCGTTCCTGTCTTTCATTGATGTGCCATCCATATTTACAAGGGGTACATTAACTTTTACTAACATAATCTGCCTCCTTTAATAATAAAATAAGTGAGGGCCACAATGACCCTCACTTAATTCAAATACCGATTAACCCGCTGGAATACCATCTACTGCAATAAGATAATGTGTAACATCATTAAGTAGAATAGGAATTGCATAATCAGCCGTAGTGACCGTCATCGTGCCTGTACACGATACATAGTCAACACCATCAGTTTCAATACTAAACAGATTAACAAATCCATGGTCAGTTGCATTCTTAGAAACACGGAATACTGTATTCATTGCAGTATTGATTGTACCACGTGTACGAATTTGAATACCATATTCAGTGGTAGCCGCTGTTCCTTCTCTATTAATAGCAACATCTAAACCACCAAATTCTGTTTTAGTACCAGAAGTCAAGTCCTGAATATCAACCTGCAAAGCAACAGCATTGGTAATATTTCCACTTGTCTGCTTTAGGGAAAGACTAATAGTATTATAAATATTCCCAAGAGTACCACCAGCCCTATTATTTATCGAAACATTCAACCCCCTAAAAGTATAATTGGTATCGTTCTGGGCATAGTTATTGCCTTTGATATAAAGCAAGCCACCATAACCATCTCCTGTAGTATCCGCCGTAGCAGGTTTCTCTGCTTCAATCATAACTAAATAAGTCTGAGCAGCAGTAGTACCTGTGAAGAATTTACTTCCTTCAACAAAAATACCATATTCTCTCCCCGATGTTGCGGAGGAACGTACAGGATTAAAACGAGCATTTTGGGCAGTAATCTGTTGCCCTGTCTCAAATAATTTAGCCAATACTACGCCATCAACACTTGACCTATTCACTACTTCCATAGAAGTAGCACAAGGAGCAGCCTCACCATTACCAGTTATGGCCTCATACGCATCATTACCAAGACTCAAACCGTCCCCAATAACACAACTCTTATTGGTTCTAATAGGAACTATAGCCCCATTAGGTACATAAACGTCCAACGCTCTTGGTCCAGTCTTTCCGCACCAACCACCTCTTGTAACAGCACCAGCGTGATGAGGGTAGTTATTTATAGAAATAGCAACATCAGCAGTAGTACCCGAAGCATTAGCCATATCCAAAGTAATTGTACCGGCAGTTACACTATCCTCCCCCTGAGTAACAGCAGTAACTTTATAAGTCCCATTAGTTACATCTGTGCCAGTAACAACAACCCACATACCTACTTCTAAGTCATTAAACTCAGAATAGTCTCCCGCAGTAGTACTCGTAATAATTTTGCTACCATCCGCAGGAGTTCCGTCATCTGTATCAACAATCACAGGACTACATACACGAATATACTTACCTTCGTTCTGAGAACCTTCTACTGTAGTATTTGTTGCACTTACTAAACCTTCACTTACACTACCTCCAAACCAATTCTCGGTAGTAAGGTAGTTGTAACAAAGTGGCATACCCTCATTAATAGTAGCAGTACCATCGTAGTACAGTCTAACTCGATGTGCACGAGGATTACCCGCAGTTAAATTATCCATTTTTTTGCCTTTCTAAAAAGTTATTGATTGCCCAAACCTATCCATTAATTTCCTTTAATTGGGCCTCCTTAGTCAATCCTTTTATTATTTATTGTTAAGACGGAGTTTGCTCCGGCTCTGTAATCAAGAACCCACAATACTTAGGTGAACTGTTACACCAAATTTGATAAACTAAATCCATGTACAGTTCCATAACTGTATGTCTAAGATTTGCAACCTGCCTTGTAATACGGAAATCCCAATTCCTCAAGATAACTGGATATATAAAGTTATGGTTCAATCCAAGAATCGGATTAGTACCATAAACAGCTAAGTTAGCCGTATCCAGTGGGGGAGTGTAAACCATAGGTATACGATTGAAACCAGGTGTCCCATAATGAGCGTCAGGACGATAACCCATATTATCATCACTCTTTGCATAGAAAGCATTGAGGTTTTTGATAACTGTATCATTCGTATACATTGCGTAGTTTACCTTCTCCATCGGTAACTTCTCAGGAATTACCGGAGGTTGGAAGTTCAACTTCCTCGTAGCTGTATCAAGAATGGTCAGCAAACTATCGTCAATGTTGTTATCGTGGTCAGCAAAATAATTTGCCCAATCAGTGTACGTAACAGCATTGATACCACCCTTGTTAAAGACAGTACCAGTAGTAGTAGTACTATCGTTATAGCAGCCGTAATATCCATTAAACCCACCTGTTTGTCCCGCAGTACCCTGACCTACCCATTGAAATACAGAGTAGGGTCTGTTGGTATCGGAAGCACTATTCCTGCCATTAATCATAGCATCCAATACTTCCTCCACCATATCCTTAACGCACGAATTATACTGTTGTTTCCACACATCATAAATCTGTGCGGGGGACTGATTGATGTCCTGCTCAATCAAATTCCACATCATACCGCCAGTGGCCTTAGCCCAACCCAGACGGTATCTCTGATTAATATTATCCTTAATCAGACTATCCTGTGCCCAGAAACCACTATGCGTAGCATTACCCTCGCTACTAAGAGTCACGTGACCCTCCAATGCCTTTCCTACAGTCTTGACATTACCTCTAAAAAAGGTATTGTAAAACTGATAGTTAGAATAAGCATAAGTAGCAAGAGGGGGATTCTTCCTACGAATATCCCACAGGGTAGCGTATGCTACATCAAGATTCTGTGCAAATGTCACTTCACTCATTTTAATTCTCCATTATATACCATACTTTCCTTTTATTCCCGCCTTCCTGGCTCCGTCTCGCACAACCTCAGCTTGTCGTTCCTCCTCACTTTCAAATGTCCTCACAGTTTCTTTGCCAGAACGCTTCGCTGATAACTTGGTTGAGTGCTTCTTCAAATCCTTTACCAAATTACGTTTGACATCCTTTTCTAAATTCGCTCCTTTGTACCACGTCAAAGCAATATCCATAGCATCTTTGACTGGTATCCCACTCTGAATGAATGGAACCGCCTTATCCCACACATCAGCACGGGCAATCATAGCGGGAGATGTAGGTACAACTTCGCCCTTCTTAGGGCCAGCAGGGTACTTTAAGAGTTCTTCGGTTTTCCCGAATATCTCAAATTCCTTACCTACCTCATCAAATACCTGATTGACCGTCTCTACCATAGCCACCTCATCTTTGACATCTCTATCCTTCTTCGATGCACTTATACTCTCTTTAATCTCTGTAAGTTCCTTCTTTAATGCAGCTAACTCTTTGTTAGTAGGTTCTTCTTTAGCAGCTTCCTCGGCAGCTTTGGCTTTAGCCTCTTGCTTAGCCTGGTCTTTACCAGGTTCCGACTTTTCCTGCCCTTCTTCTTTCTCCAATATTTCTGGTATTAAACTAAGTAATGCAGCATCATCAAGGTCAGTTGCAAACTCTTTGATTTCACCTTCCGTCCAACCTTGTTTTAAGCAAGCATTAGTAAACTCATCTGGTATATCATTACCTTCGTCTGTCCCCTTATTACCAGAGTCAGTTTCTCCTAATACTTCCTTCTGTATTTTTGCAACAACGTCTGCTCCGCTTTCCTCCTTCTCACCAGAAGAGTTAGGAACATCATCTACTTTGACTTCAAGTTTTTCACTTGTATCTTGTTTGTTTGTCTCCTTAACATCACCCTCTAATTTCTCAGCAGGGTCGGAGGCGTTATCTAAATAGGAGTTAAACTCTGTCTCTTTTTCTGCCATTATTTAGTCTCCTTATCACACCCACAACTTTTCTGTGCTGGGGAACGCTTAAAATATAAATTACTACAAATTAAGCATCTATGCAAAATTCCAAAACCCTCTAATAAGTTATTAATCTCATTAGTAACCAATTCTTTAATTTCGACTTCGTGACTTTCCACTTCTGGTTTCTTCTTTTTATTTCTATCTTCTGGTTTCTTAGCCCCAGGCCATAACTTATTACACGTTGTACATACGTTGTCGCTGTCTAAAGTCCCCGACTTAAACCCCGCAGAAAGACATACTGTACATTTATCATTTTCCATTTTCTATCTCCTTTAATCTTCAAGTGCCAAAATCATATTTTCCGAAAGTATTATGTAACCTCCATCACCTATAGTTGGGTAATTACCCAAATGCGGTGGCGGTGGCGGGAATATCACAATATCACCCACCTTAATATCCTGTTCTATATCAGGGCCAATACTTATGACTTTGCCTCTAAACCAATCATCCTCAACTGAATCAGGTAACACAACCTTTCCAAGTTGTTGACGTGTTAATTTTTCAACTAACAAACCCTTATGTAATATTTTCATCTAACCTGCCTCCTAAAAAATTTTATTGTCTCCCCTTGAAATCTTTAGGGGAGTATTCTTCATAATTTGCTTCTCGCATTAATCTTTTTTTGTCAGTTCGATTTTTAATTAGAGGACGATAACTGTGCCCAAATTTTTTCCAATCGACCCAGGGGTGCAATCTCTTTGCATCTTCAATCTGTGTCTCAGATACTCCGAGGGTAGCGGAATAGCGAGGAGTATCTTTGTACCCTATATTAACAAACTTAGGTTTAACTGTTGGCTCTTTAACCAATCCCCATATATACCGCCTGCTACCACATTGAGGACATTCATCAGGAGAACCTTTAATATAAAACTCCAAGAAGTCACACATCTTACAATCAAATTTCTCTACCACAATTATTTCCCCACTAAAATATATTTTATCTGTCCTGTGGCCGAGTCGGAGATTAGGCGTATGCCAGGAATTGCTGTCGCATTCGGATTCAAAGGAATAATATACCCCTCTCCTTCTTTAATATAAAGTTCGGCGGTAGTGGATACAGGAGTTCCTGCTGTAGCCCCAAGCAATACATACACATTACCAACAAGGGCTTCCAGGTATAAAAGATAACCACTTCCAGCAGCAATATCTCCTAAATCTAAAGTAACTGCTGAATTAGCAATTATTGGTTTACCTTGAACCGTCTCAGTTGGAGTAGTGCTGGAAGTAAATTTAACATTTCTCCACTCATCCCCGCCCGCTAACGCAAGTACTTCTATCATTTGTACTATATCTACCGTTGCTGCCATTTATTTAACCTTTCTATACCCTAAACCCCACAAAAATCTTGCAATATCTTTTGCGGTTTTTGTTACCTTTTCTTCGGAAGTTCCCCAACTACAAGCGTGCAACGCTTCGTGTATGGACGTTTCCAATCCAACTCTTTTGCTTAAGTCACGCTCAATAATTATCCAGAACTTAGTATCTGTGTCACAATTACCGTCTAAACTATCAAGTATAAGATGGTATTTTATATCATTAAACGTACAAGTTTTCATTAATACTTTTTCTTTCTACGCTGTTCTATCTTGTGTAACGTACCATAAATGTATGCGGCCTTACGCTCACCTGTCAATCCTGCTTTTTTAGCTGACCGCTTTAATTTCCTATGCTCTTCTGCTGGCATTACTCTACCTTAATCTCTACAAACGCACTCTTCTTATCAACCCAATAAACTCGATATGTTTTACCGTCTATTAGTAAATCAAACTCACCTTCACCAGAGCCTTTAACAATTAACTTCTTTTTATTATATACCGCCCAACCTTGTTCATCAGAATTATTTGAGGAACCAGATACCCTATAATAAATACGTTTAACATCTCGTTTCACCATATCGACAGATATAGTGACTTCTGAGCTTACACTATGGCATTTAGCACAACGACCAGATTTTTTAAGGCCATAGTGATACTCAGAAGTAACGGGTTTCTCTTGTTTGTACTTATTGAAAGTGAACATTAGCTTGATAGTTTCAATGTCATTGAGGAACAAATCAGATGGCATACTGCAATTCAATACGGGGCTGTAACCCCCCACCAAAAGACCACGCACAATCCCATCCATAGTAAACACAGGGCCGCCAGAATTACCTGGATGAGCACTACTATCAGAAGTGAAAGCAATTTTCCAACCATAAGGTTCTCCTGAATAAGGTATTCTATCCCAATCACGGTTGAGACCACTGATAATCCCCAACGTCACGTTGTTGAAATTTATCTTGCCATAAGGACTTCCGATTATAAACACAGGTTGCCCTAAAACACAATCTCTAATACTCCCGAATTTAGCAGGTTTTAACATAGGGCTGTCTATTTTAATAAAACCAATATCGTAATCCTTATGCGAAATGGCCTGAACACCGGCGACTTCAATAGTCCTATTTGGAGTATCTTGCCAAGTTATAGCATAATTAACACCGTCTATAACGTGACGTGCAGTAACGACTATATCCTCAGTAAGAGCCACCCCCGACCCCTGCCAATTATCACACATAATATGGACAACACTTGGTAATACTTCCTGTATTCTATTAGGGAACTGTATAGTTACTGCTGGTTGTGGTAATGCAAATGTACCAACAATTACTAACATACAAAAAATTGATAAACCTAATATTACTCTATTCAACCTCTTTTTCATTTTGTCCCTCCACCAGTTCGCTTTTGCTGCTGATTCATATTAGCTGTTCTCGATGGCTCAGAGCTACCGAAAGTATCATTCTGTTGGCCTGGGGATTTACTCCCTACATTTGGGCCTTTAGGTCGCTGTCCTTGTCCAAGAGGCTGCATCGCATATCCAACACCCTCAAGTTCGTGTGGTATCGCCGTTCTGTAGAATTGATTGAAGTTTTCAAATCCCATATAGTCGCTGAGTATTCTTGTAACAGCAGGTACATCAAGTTCCGCACCTTGTTGTGCAGCAAACTGATATGTTGGTAATACCCACTGAGTCATAAAGCCCATAAGTTTCTGTCCTAATACTTCGGGTGATGTTCTCTGTGCTGAATATGGAGTTATCTTAAACACAAAGTCATAGAAGTCTCCAACTCTATCAGCAGAAGAAAATACTTTAGGTAAATCTCCCACACCTGGTATTTGGTGTATTAGCGGGATATACTCAGACGGGTCTTGGAGAACTTTCCAAGCCAACTTATTTACAATACTCGTCATAAATCCTTGAAAACGAGTATTCATATTATTCACAATACGAGAGGCATTTTGAAATACCATCTGCTCTTGACCTAATGTTGGTGCTTGAGCACCACGTCCGGCAAGAACATCTGGGTTAGCCCCTGTTTTAGTAAACATTTGTTCGGCAAATATCATCCAGTTATAATTCTCTGGATTTACCCCACCAAACGAGAGTTTAGCAATATTCTCTTTTGGGCTATCAGCTTCTAAAACATCAAGATTTTTAGCAGTTGTAACCTTTTTACCAAATTCCCTATTCTGTGGTGTAACCGCAATTATATCTTTTTGACTCTCAGCTTGTTCTCTTGCAGTTCGAGCCATTATATTCATTGTAACATCCAAATCGTGCCACGCCCACGCAGGCGGGATTGGGTATGTAGTACCTGGAAAGAACTTATACCCCAAGAAATCGTATGGTGTGCCCCCTGGCCCATCCTCTTCAACAGTATGGAGAATCTTAGCAGCTTTACCATAAGGCATTATAGTAATAGTAATACCTTCATCATATAAGTATAAATCTATGAAAGAAGTATACTCTCTTAGGGATAATCTATTTATATCCCACTCCCCGCTTGAAATCTTATCAGGGTGGTAATCACTTGATAACCTACAATCCGAAGATATATCATCTGCATATTTAGAGTATAAGTCTTTGGCATACTCAGTAGGAAGTTTATAAATATCACCCTCTATAATAAAATCATCACGGGTCTTAGCTGCAACGTCTCCTATATAATCTGCATCATCAATAACCCGTATAACATTTCTGCCATATTTAATGGCATTATCATCAAGATTTATAACTCTATCATATTCAGTAAAGGTTCTTGTAATACCAGCACCAAACATAGAGTTTATAGCCGCAGGGATTAATGTTCTCTCTGCAAAGTTAATCTTATCAAGAATGAAGTTTAGTGCTAACTGAGTGGTAAACGCCCAGGGTCTATATGTCGGTATCTTTGTCTCAACCAGGATTTTAGGATTACCCTCTACCAAATAAGGCACGATTGTAAACACCCCTCGGTCTATTAAATTTATAAGGTGGCTTCTATCATACCCACCATCAAAGAAACCAGAAGCCCAAAGAGCAAGAAGTTTCTGTCTCTTTTTTAACGGTATCTCCTGTCGCTTCTGCCACGCCCGTACCAATTTCTGTATACGGACTTCAAAATTCCTATCTTCACCCGTACCATTTGTCTCAAGATATTTCTTAGTACCCTTAGCCATTATTCTCTCTTAGTATAGATACCTACGAATTTCAAATCCCCGATTCTCTTTCTTTTGTTTTTCTTCTTCACAATTAAAACGGGCTTGAAATGAATTAGGTGGCGGATTCTCTGCTGTTTCCCAATTACCTTTGAGTTGTTCTTTACAAGCCAACACCGCCAATCCAGCAGTTATAACCCTATCCCCATGTCTTTCCAAAGCACCAGTACTCAAATCAGCCTTCTTAGAAACAACTGCTCCAACCCCACTATCTCTAAACACATAATCCAACAACTCATCTAATAGGTCTTTATCGTGAATTATAATTGATTTATACTCACCTATATCCTCAGTAAGACCACCGCTTAATGCTATTGCAAGTTCACCCAACAAATCATCTTTCTTCTTTGCGTTCCCAATCCACCCCCATTTTTTCATTTGTTTTCGGGTTTTGGAATCCTCTCTCCGTTGAGTATAGATATATGGATACCTATGAAATACCAATCTGTTAGTAAACATAGTTCCGCACCCACCACCAGCATCCCAAATAATATAAGCTGGCCGTATACCACCACACCAATAGGCCATACCTACAACTATATCAGCCAATTTCTCTGGCTTAGTGTTTGCGTCTGCCCACATTCCTACTTGTTCATAAGTATTTCTGTCATATATCATTATAGCAGAATTAGCAGAACCCAACCCGTATGAGGGGTCAATAGCAATAATATAGTTATGTCGCTGCTCCGGTCTACCAAATGGCAGTTTACCCCACCATTGTAACCTACCCATAACCCCTGGCATATACCGTATATTCTCAGTATTCATTATACCGTTAGAGTATTGGGTTATATATAGTTCCCCTTTATAGTCAGGGTCACGAATATCTTTTTTCTTAATCTCCTCAAGAATTGTATGGTCAAATGGGGTATCAGAAGCCCCCATAGGTGTGGCCCATACATTAGAGATAAAGTCCCGTCTATTACCTTTCCTTCGTAGTTCCTGGTAATCGTGCCACTTACTCCTGAGGGGCTTAGGTAAATTCTTACAACCATCAGCAATAAAGAGTTTCTTTAATTCGTCTGGCAAAGCCTCGTAATTTATTTTAATTTTCATCTATCTTTCGGATGTAATCTTCACAGAGGATAACTAAATCTGTTAATGAATTTTTAAGGTGGGTCTTAAAATCCCCTTCTGCATAAGCCACTATAAAAAATAGAGACCTAATTTGTAAACCTCGTCTATGTGCATCATAATCAATACTACTGTATGCTAACCCTATTTTTTCTAAAAAATCTCTAATTTCTTGTTCTTGTTTTCTTTCCATTATTCTGTCTCCATTGCATACTCTAATACTTCTGGGTAATTCTTTTTATACCAATCCACGTCTATCAACTCAATCTTACCAGGTTCAGAACTCGTATATAAACCCTGATTCTTGGTAGGATTTTGATGCCAGATGAGTTCAACCACTTTAGTGGTTTCTTTGCCAAGTGCCTGATTAAAGCAATGCCCTGAACCAAGCCAATGAGTGCTACTATAAATTATACAGGGGGATACATCGTGTACTGACCCCTCGATTGCTGTAGCTGTGGCTGCATCCACACGGCCAAACTCATCTAATAACAATGCCGTAGCACGGCTTCCAGCAGAAAAACTCTCATTTGTAGTCTCTCCTACTATTGAAGAACTGTTTAACGGTATTGTCAGTAACATATCTTTACGGTTATTCTTACAGTTATAACCGGAAATGTCTAACCACCAGGAGGGTAAACAATCAAATACATTGTCTACTTTAGCAAATAAGGTGTAGTAGTCCCCTTTATTGTCTACTAACTCCTTTTTTCGTGAACCTACGATGAAGTTCACATATTCATATAACAACGTCTTTGCTGCGAACAACTTGCAACATATCTCAGATGCCCCCTCTTCCCTACTCTTATTGATACCAGCATCGTGCCCATTCTCAATACACCAATCAAGAACCTCTACAGCCGGTATTTGCTTGGGTCTAAGGATAAATGGATGGTTTAATCGTGTCCAGGGATTAAACGTCCAAGCCACCGCCGAGAAGAAAATAGGCATATACTGACGGCAAAGCTCCATAAATACCGCCTGAGCCTGTGGGTCAGTAGATAACATCTTATGAAGATTAACCCTAAAATCTATATTCTCCTTTGGGTCAAGGGGTATCAGCTTATAGAAGTCTTTTGGGTTATCTGGGATTTTGATTTTCATTCTGTTTTAGATACAAAAAAGAACAAGCATCATTAGCAACTTGTCTAATATTAGACTTTGTATATGTAGAGTTATCACACAGTTTAATAATGTTTATAAAATATTTTTCTACCTCTTTTACAAATTCATTTTTTCTCATTATCCTGTCCCCTTATTTTCAAACGATTCCAAAAGCTTACGCCCAAACTCTTTAATTTGTTTCTCAGCAAAATCTTTGATTTCAATCGTCTTTTTATTAATTTCAATTCGTTGGGTATCCTGGAAATACTCTGGTAGGCGACATTTCAAGATAAACCTCAATAATGACTCGTTAGGTAAGGATTGCTTAGTCTTAACCTGCCGATTCCCTGGGACATCCCGCATCCTGGGGCTACCATCAGTATTATAACCATCAGGCACTTTAAGGTAATTCTGATAGAATTCCTCGTATTCAAACCCTAAAGCCGATTTAACTGCTGCTGCTATCAATGCTATATCAGCACGTTGCCGAGCAATGTCTAAAAACTCATCTACAGTGGAACATTCTTTCTTGAGGTCTTGAAGCCACTTTAATGAGTCCTCCCCAAGTGCTCCTATGATTACGCCGACATCGGCGATATTTTGGTTATTATCGAGCAAATCCTTAGCTACGAGAGTTAAGGCCGCTCCTAAGTCTTTTTTTGGACGTGGCATTTCTAAGTTCCTTATTTATCGTTTCCTCTACTTCAAAACTATTGAATTAAACAAAGAGGTGTTCTGCCCACTCCAACGCCCCTACCCAACCCTGCTTTCTTACTGCATCAATGAGAGAGGATGAATGTTTCCTCTCCTCTGAGGATGGTAACTCTCTTGGTTGCTTTGTGTTCCATTTATCAAATTCTGTCATTTTCTGCATCCTTTACTACTCCCCAAAATGGGTGGTCGGGGGGATATTTAATCTTCATTCTTTTCATATTATCTCGTTCTTCCCACTTTTCAATTAAAACCCCTACCCCTGTCAAGATTAATATACCAAATACCAATATTAAAATAACCTCTATTATTGACATCTTACCCTATCTCCCCTTAACCCCATTATACTTAGTGTCATATATTGCTACGCTTATTAAGACACTTAGGTTGTAGATATTATTATATCAATTCTATTTAATATATCGCTTTGCGATTTCGTGGCGGCTATGATTAGCCACGACCTCTTGTTGTGTTATATAGTATTATTATATAGCCCTCTATACTTACTACGAAATAGGGAGTGTTTTTGGAAAATAAAATAAATATAAATCGGACTATGATTACACAAGTGTTTGTTAGATAAGTAATAAAAAATTTTCAATAAATTTTATTTTTATTGGTACTTAGTCCTATAACTATTTTATACTGGGGGTATATGATTTCGTTATCGGACATTGTGTATAGTATACCACTGAGTATATTACTATATTTTGATTTGGTATTAAGTATCACTTTGTGATACGTGAGTAAATTTTAATTTACTCTTAATTATATTATTAGGGAAGATACTGTAGCTACACATCAGCCATAAATTTGAGTCCTATATTATGGCAAGGTACGGTACAATAAGGTACAGTATTATAGGGTTTACTTATATAATCTTTTAACGAAATCGGACGTTATAGAGTTATATTTGAAAAAATATGTTATAGTTTTTGTAGCCTATACACCTCCCCTTGCTCTTCAATTTACAGTCGCCCTACCCCCCCCCTACCCTTACAATCGTTATAACTACTACAAGTGCCCTGCTCTGCGTAACCCTAATCTTGTTCACTAATCACTTAACACAGAGTCCTATATCGTGTTAGTTAGATATATAACTTAACCCCTATAATCGATACTATTGGGAGTGAGTCGATACCACTACTACTATCCTCCCACTTGCTATAACCGTTATATCCCCCAATAGTCTGATTATGATGATTAGATTGTCAATACTAATCACAACAGCTATAACAATTAAAGTGATTATGACAATCGCAAGTGCTATGCACTTTATAACACCTACTCTATCCTTTATATATACCCCTTGCAAGTTAGATAATCACTTAATATAAATAAAGTTTTTCATTTGCATTTCCCCGATTACAGTGTATACTTTAGGTATGAAGACCAAAAAGAAAAAATCAATATGGCATTGTGAGCATAAGCGGTTGACAGCTAATGGGTATTGTACCGCTTGTCTTCGGAGAGTAAAATGAAACAATATAATGAAAATGATAATCGGACGTGGTATCTGTTCAATAACATTCCAGCCAGCCAGATGTTACTGCTGGTCATATTATCGTATCTGTCTTTATGTTAAGGGTTTGACAGTGAAACGTAAACAATGCCAACAATGTGGCAGACAATACAATCAGACAGCATATACAGATACCAGGCAACAATGCCATTGTATCGAGAATTGCTGTAAGCAGTGCTGTGAATTATCGCAACCTTGTAATGGGAAAGTAAAATAATGTCAATATCACTACCGACTAACAAAGAAGAAAAACGCCAGCGATTGATTATGCTGGTTAAACAAGGTAGTTTGACAGTAATACAAGCTAACAAGCTATATGCTGGTTATTGTAGATTATATGACAAGGTGAAAAAATGAAAATGGAATGTTCCAACAAAGCCATGAGAATTGGTATCGAATGTAAGCAATATGAGTTTGAGTGTCCATGCGGTTATGTATGGATAGGTCCTCAGAATTGTGAGTGTCCCATGTGCTGTGAAACTGTTGGCATAACAGCCAAACAATACGAGATAAAACAGCCTAAAGAATTTAACAGAAAATAAAAGATTTTATTTGCATAACCGCAAATATGGTGTATACTTTGTATAGTTAAGTAAAGCGTATTTTACAAGTTAATAGTGTTTTTTGAAAGGGTTTGAAAATGCCAAAACAGAAAATGAACAGAGGAGCAAAAGTGTCCACTGTGGATATTACGGATAATATCTGTAAAGACTGTAGCGAAAAGCACGAAGCTATGAAAACGACCTGGACAAACGGTGATATTGTCATATCACCACCACGCTGTAAACCTTGCCAAACGGCGTATCTGACAAACTTGCGTGTAAACCACACAATCAAAGACATACAGCTCCTGGGGAATCTTAAGGGCAGATTGACGGCAGAACAGCGAGAAGCGGTATCGACAGCCATAGGCAATGAGTTACAAGTACTGCTCGACAGGTTTGCAGGGACGGCGGTATCAGCCGTGAGCTTTAATCTGAAAAGCGTATCGGCATAAATAGCCAGTAATACTGCACTATATCGAAGTATATCTGATATACTGTATAGTGCAGACTTACAGACTATTAAACTAATAAGGATAATCATGTATACAATAACAATAGGAAATAGTATTGTAAAGCGTTATAAACTACAATGGAAAGCGTATAACGGCAAAAGATATTATGTAAAGAAAACCCGTATACTGCATAGCATATCCTTGCAGGATGTAAAGTGTAAAGCGTTATCGTTGTTCGGCTGTAGTCCTGACAATATAATAAGAATATAGGGAGGATATAATGAGAAAACAAACCATAAATACTGGTATTGTAAATGACGTTAAACGGTTTTTAATAAGTATGGGTAAACAGGTTTACGATACTGGTAAATGTATTTACTATGTTGATTATGATAATATACCTATAAAACTTACAAGGATATAAACTATGTTCAATATAAATACAGCGGTAAAGAACCTTAAACAACGAAAATACGACCATACACACGGTCTGCCAGATAGACCAAAACAGTATGACGCTAATGTATTTCATATAGACGGTACGTTATTTGATGATAAAGCTACCTGTGAACATGGGTATATAAAAAGACGGTTTAAGAATTACTCCAAAGGATTTGGTAGGCGGTTATCAAGACGCAAAGGACAATATCATAGACCTGGTGGCGGATACGCTGGCTGTACAATTACAGAAAGGAAATTATGACTAAAAGAGAAGCTGCAATAGTGTCAGCATATACAGGGATAATGTTAGGTCATTTTTCAGACTTACAAGATTATACTGAAAAATTACTACAACGCCCTGTATGGACGCATCAATTTGCTAACAAAAAAATAGTAAACGAAATAAAAAACAAGAGTAAACAAGATTTTTGCAGTATCAGCGTATCCGGCTAACTCCGTTGGAGTAAACCAGAAAACCCCAGAGATATATATTCTATATATTAGGAGATATAAAATGTATAGTATAGCAGATTACATTACTCCAGGTATGGCATCAATGATGCTAATGGAGGATATTTGTAAAAGATGTATAATTAACAACCATCCAGATGAAGATACGCTTATAGTATTTGATATTTGCAGAAGCAAAAAATGCCCTCTTAAAAAACTTGAAAAAGCTATTGGGTTTAAGTTTGACGGGATGGGGTATAGTTATGCCAAAGGCATGTATAAAATAGACCCTGAAAATAAAGGTAGAGGAGAATAATATGGCAATACAAAAAGACTATAAAGCAATAGCGGGTATTATCAAGCAGGAATGGACACGGTTCGATAATGTTGAAGATAGTATAGATGCAAAAGGTGCTATGACTACTATTGCTTTTAATATATCCGAATACTTTTATTCAAAAAACAAATGGTTTAATCGGGGTACTTTTATAAATGCTTGTGGTATAACTTAGGGGGAAATTATGGTAAACAAAGTATATATTGTATGGTGTAAACTAAACAAAAGTACACCGAAGTTTGACGTAGGTATCCATATTGATAAATCAAGAGCAGATAAGATAGCTAACGCCACAGCGTCAATGGATAAATCAGCTAAAGTATGGGTAGAGGAGTACAGATTATCCAAAGTATACAAAGGTAAACATTAAGGGGGTATAATGGAAACAATATGGTTTATTGTAAGGTGTCTCGTATGGCTTTGTGCTGGATGGGGTATTGTTGATATGTTCCAATGTATTTTTACCAAACATAAGCCATAAAATAAAGGAGAATATATGACAATCCGTGAACACTATTCACACAAGAAAGCTGATAGTAACACCAAGAGAAAACGAGAAGAAGCAGGGGTACGGCAAAAATCCCGTAAACAACGTACAGCTACACAACAGCTAAAGAAACTGGATATTGAAGGTAGAATAGCTAAAAAGGAACGTGTTAAATTGGGAAAACTAATATGAAGGATGTAATAATATTATTAGGAATAGTTATACTAATAATAATAGCAATGTGGTTTGGAGAAGATTGGTATATCCAAAAGTAGAAAGTATCGGAGAAATAATATGGTAAAAGAGCGTAAAGATTATAGTAGTACAACATATTTACTGTTAGCAGAAAAATTATCACCGGAAGAATTAACCTGTATATCTCACTGTGCAGTATTCTCTGATTGTGGGATTGATGGTAATTGTAAAATACAAGACAAAGCAAATAAAATAGTGAAAGGATAATATGATAAACAGAGAAAAGCTATATGATTTAATTTATAATAAAGCCGATAAACTATTCAAACAATATAATCCCTGTGAAATAGGTAAAAATATATTTGGAGAGATTTGTTGTAGAAATACATTAAGTACAAAACTCTGTTGTACTGGTTGTGAACACTTGTCAAAAAATGGTTGTACTGTGAGATGTGTCGCCTGTAAATTATGCTTATGTGTTGGTACAGGTTCGATATACCTTAAATTATATAAGTTAAGAAAGGTAGCATATAAGTATAACTTGTATCGTATTAGATGTAGTAAAAAAGAAATATTCGGGGAAGAAAATAACCATGAAACCATTTAATGATTGGTACAAAAAGAACTATGGGGAAATTCCAATGGATAAAAACAGCAAACCAATGCCGTCCTCTCGGAGGAACGACAAGATACCTATCCAATTTACTAAACTATCCCCCAATGACATATCTATACACAAAGAGTATTATGTATACTTATTACTTAGAGATATGAAACATACTCTTGGGGAAAGAGGTAAAGAATTACACGGAGCCATGCAATTATTTTATAAGACATTTAAGTAAGTATTACTTTGTAACACTAAACCAATTTAATTTAAGGAGAACAACGTGAACACTACTCACACAAGAAAAATGCCAAAACATTTAGCAAAAAAGAAGAAAAGTAGAGTATCCCCTTCTATAACCACACTTCCAAAATTTGTGGACTATGAAAGCTTGACTAATGGGGACACTTTTCTGTACAACGGTGGGCTGTGGATGAGGTGTGAACTTTATGACCAAGAAGCCATAAACATCGATAACGGAAACATAGAATCCTGTATGTGTGAAGCTATGGTAGAGCCAGTCGACATCTCCATCACCTGGAAAAAGAAGTAACACACTATAATATCAATGGGTGTTATAGTTTAACCAGTGATAAGGGTAGTAATATATCCTATGATTACTGGTCGGCCCCATCGTCTATATGTTGGAAGGATACTCCCTTCTCAGGGGAGAGAAATGCGTCCGAATCGCATTGGGGCCATTATAAACACTTACTAAATAAGAAGTTACAAAGGGTAAAATTTATGCCTAATAAAAAATACGACTTTTATAAAATACTCGCCGAATACAATAAACTAAACGGAACAAAGTATTTTATATCACCAAAAATAACTGCTCCTAGAATAACATATTTTGAAACTGATATATTTAGTGTTACTTACAGTCAAAAAGGTTATAGTCTTTCTCGTAAAAAATCTTTATATGATTTTACTTATTATCATATCAAACCTTCCCGTGAATCTCTTTCTAGGTGTATTGCAAATATGATACGAGCAAAAGAAGATGCTAAATTAACAACAGAGCTAAAAATCCTTCCCTCAAATAAAATAAGATATGCTTATTTGCGTACTAATTACTTCTCAGGTGGGGGTATTTTGGGAGGCTCTTGTATGCGGAGTAAAGAAAATCAGAAATCATTGAACTTCTATATTAAAAACAATGTACGGATTGTAGTAATTACAGATAATAATAATAAAATACACGCCCGTGCTTTGTTATGGGGAGACGTAAAAAGTACAGAACATAAGGATACATTTACCTTTACATATCTTGACAGGGTATATGCAAGGTCAGACAGCTTTATAACACAATTCTATGATTTGGCTAAAAAGAATAAATGGAAACACTATGCTTCAACCTCTGCTGGGAAAGCGAGGGGTAGTCATTATATAGATAACATAAACTTAAAAGGTATATGTCACCTACCCTACACCGATACATTTAGATATTTATACTATAAAGATAGTCTTATTGGTGCAAGTACATCTTCCGCTATCACTAAAAGAGTAAAGGACAAAGATTTCTGTATAACTCTAACCCATACAACAGAAGGGGGTTACGTCCCTGCTCTTGACCCAGATAGAGTACAAGAAGTGCTTACTCACAATCATATATCTAAAAAAGACGCTGTAAGGGTAAAACGCTATAATGGGTATGTACTAAAAAAGAATATTGTAAATATAAATGGAGACTATTATAGTAAATACGATAAAGCACTTGTAGAATCAAAAATTGACGGGTTTTTACTAAAAGAAAATTCAGTAAATGAGTACTTTTCTAATGAGCTAATAGACAAAACCAAAGCCGTTTATTCCGAAAAACACAAAGGATATATACATAAAACGAATGTTGTAAACATCAAAGATGAAATATACCACACTAAAGATTCTGACATTATCTGCTTTAATGGTAAGTGGTATCATATCTCGGAATGTTTTATAAACTATAACAGAGAAGCAGTAAATAGAGAACTTACAAAACGGCCTTTACTTTCTGATATAGATTTGCCAGATTCTTATATAAGGTCTCAAACAATCATACAATCAGTAGCTCCTGGTGCAGTAGTAACAAGAGAAGGTAACCTTATACCCAAAGAACACGCAGTAATAGCCTATAATCTTATTCATAATTCCTTTGCAAACAATCTTGAGTATCAAGAAGTATACCGTACAAATGGAGTAGGTCTTATTAAACTTATCACTGGTGAACTTATTGTAGATTCATCTAATAATAGACAGTATATAAAAAGGTTTAATGGTAAATGGTATATTAAGCAGGAGTTTGAAGCTCCAAATAAAAAGCAGTTACAATTTAGTTTTATGGGGAAATAATGCCAAAGAAAAAAAGACATCCTATTCAAACTATAACCTTAGATAGATACCCACACTATCTTGAGCATAGGTTTATAGAGGGTAATATAGTAACACTAAATAAAGGAAAGGGGCATGAAACCAGAGTCCTCAAAAACTTAATACGAAAACATAGAAAAATATGGAAATATATAAATAAAGAAAAAGGAATATATAAAAAAGAAAGATTCCACAAAAATACAAAAAAAGAAATATGGAGAGAGTATCGGTTGATAACAGAAAATAACGGGGTAGTAATAGGCCGTTCTCCTGTATTTGGACTACCAATAAGAAGTATAGCTAATGTTTGTTATCTTGTGGGTGGGAGTGGGTTTAGTGGATTAGACTATGAGTATAGTGTATGTTTTGTAGGATTAGAGTGGAATGATAGACAAAAAATATATAACAAGATTTGCCTGATATGGACATTGTGGTCAGGAGCAATAAAAGAGGTAAAATAATATGGATACATATTGGTATAACAAACTACTTCCTTTATTAAAAGTACAAACCAACAGTGAGAACGAAAAGCTGATGGTATTGTACCTTGATAAAGAGCTTAGGAAACTAAAGTTACCTTATACTATTGACTCCGCTGGAAATATCCTGGTTACAAAAGGTAAAGCTAAACTATACCCCTGTGTTGTATCCCACATGGATACAGTATACGACTTCGTAGATAATTTCGAACTATGTGTAGACAGAGATGATAATGATATACTATTCGCTATAAGTGGTAAGCAAAGAATAGGTGTTGGTGGGGATGATAAATGTGGTATACTTGCGTGTTTATATATGTTAAATGTGTTACCTGTAATAAAAGTTGTATTCTTTTCAGGAGAGGAAAGTGGGTGTAAAGGTAGTAGAAAGATAAATCATAAGTTCTTTACAGATTGTATGTATATCATTCAGTTAGATAGAAGGGGTAAGAGAGATTTTATCCAAACCTATTGGGGTAAAAAAACCGTATCTCATGAGTTCTCTTCTGAAATTGGGTTAGTAAAGAAAAAGTACAGGTATAAAAATGCTATTGGTACTATAACCGATGTAATGACGTTATGGGACAACAATGTTGGTGTCTCTTGTATAAATATCTCTTGCGGATATTATAGGCCGCACTCTGAATATGAACATATATCTGTTGCTGACTTATGGAACAGTATGAAGTTTACAGAAGAAGTAATAAATACTATGCAGATAAAAAGGTATCCTTCATTACCGCCGCCGCCAGTTACAGTTGTATATAAATCACTTTACAGTCAATGTTGTAAGTGTAAAAAATGGAAAAAGGACGTTTTATTATACGAAGTCAGGGGGAGTAACCCGAAAGAAGTAATGTGCTGGCCTTGCAAGAAAAAGATATATGACAAGAAAAATAATAAAAAGCAAGATAATAAGAAACCTACTGGTTCAAGACCTCGGAACCCCGAAGGTCACAAGCAAAATATTGTACCATTTGCTGGTACAGAATTTGCTTGTCACGAATGTGGTGTAATAGCTACTGACTTAAAACCAGGTGATTCATTGAAGCCCTTTATGGTGGGCAAAGTAGAGTATTTATACTGTAAGGGTTGTAGGGCATTGTTAGAAGTATCTAACGATGAGGATACCCCCATTGTGTGTGAATCGTGCCAAGAGATAATTCCAGAAAATCATTACTCTACGATGGTACAAGGTTTATTAGTTTGTGGAGAGTGTGCTAATGTTTTAAGAGAGTATATAGGGAAAGACACTATTAAAAAATGTTGGGTTTGTGACAAAGTAATACCCAAAGACCATAAGATTATAGAAAGGTTTGGAACCCGTGTATGTGAAGATTGTGCCTGTCCGAGTGATACCAGACTTAATTAAGTTAAGTAAATATATAACAAGAACAGTCTCATAATAAATGTTAGGTAAGTATCTAACTAATACTGATTTAGGAGTTAAAAATGGGATTTAAGGTAGGTAATAAAATACAAATAAAATTACAGGTGCGAACATTTTATATTAATACATATAAATTAACTACCTATATAGGAATTGCACAAAGAGTCGATAGGGGTTGTTTATATATTAAATTTGGGGATTCAAAAGTAGAAGTAGTTGTACTTAGTAGAGACTTAGAGTTAGTAAAAGGACAACAATTATTGTTTAGCTTTATGACATAATTCGGAGGATAATAATAGTGTTTAGAGCCGGTAACAGAGTAAAGGTTAAGGATAGAGTTATATCAAAAATGTCTCCCAATCTTGTTAAAATGTTTAGTAGTGACGGGGTGATAACTCACAAAGAAAAGACTTATTCGCATGTAAACTTTTCAAATGGTGCGGGATTTTGGTTTAATAACCAAGCCTTAGAACTAATAAAAAATCAACAACTACTATTTGATTTTATGATGCAGTAGGCTTACAGTTTAGTATAAGTATATATTACAAAAGGACTTACAATGACAGATAAACAAATAACAACCCTGCTATTATTCGCTCAAAACTATCCGTTACAAACAATAGCAAAGAAACAAAAAGTGTCACTAACAACAATTAGACAACGTATTAAATCTCTACTAAAGAACCACCCCAAAGAATTTTGTAACGCAACAGCATTGCGGAATACTTATAAAAGAAATCGGGAGTCAATTAGAAATACAAAGCGGTTAGATTTGTTGGACACCAGTATTTTACCGATTAAAGATAAATTTTAGATATAAGGAGAAGAAAAATGAATTGGCATCAAACTTGGGTTTTTGGTTGGATTCAGATTGCAAGTGGAGTTGTGCGAGTATTAACATTCGGCTTACTTGAAATTCATTGGTGTTTTCGTTATATAAAATGGTTAGCCCACAGAGAATTTGACTATAATAAATGTTGATGCTATATAACCCTTATAATCGTTACAGGTGGAGCAGAAATGTTACAAAAATTAAAATTATTTTCAGATTTATTATTTATAGGACGCAAAACTACAACCGTTTTCGTGCTAAGTAAAAAGGGCTATATATATTATATCCTAAGCACTAATATATGCGGGACGCAATATATAGTGCTAAATATAAGTATTTATACTATATAGCGTCTATATAATAGGTGGGAGTTCGGGAATGAAAGAAGTAGCTAAATGTGATGTTCTTTGTGCTAATTGTCATGCAAAGTTACATTATAGTTTGAAAGGGAAATAAAATGGCTTACACAAAAAGAATAAGATTGCTTCGTAAAACAGCATTTAGGGTATTAAGTAGACTTGCCAAAAATGGCTGTGGTGACGGTGGGTGGTGTGAGTGTTTACTGTGTCGTGTTATGAGGGTTGTGCGAACAGAACAATTCAGGAATACTCCAGCATATAAAAGTTCTTGGGCAGGTTATGAGACAAATCCTGCTACGCAAAAAACAAGAATGATAAATTGGAGGGGCGGTCAAATAGAATTTGCCACCAGTTCAGAATATGATGCTGTTGCTAATTCCCCCTGGTACGCAATTCTACTTCTTAGAAAAGGTCAAAAAGATAAGGATGGTTGGATATATTGGCTTGATTACGCAGGGCCGCCACAGTTATACTTGACAAGAACAGCCGCTACCAAGCAAGCTAAGGCACTTAGAAAGCAATATACAAGACCTCCACATTATGAAGGAAGTTATAGAAAAGTTAAAGTAATAAAAATAGGTAGAATTTAGTTATGAAATGGTATAAAAAGTTTGAGGTAGGACAAGAAGTTAGAGTCACAAAAATAGTCTTTAGTTGGAATTATGGTTCATTGGTAATGTGGAACTCTGATGGTGGCTCTGTTGGACGGAATATGAATAGAACAGTAGGGAGAGTTTATAAAATATCAGTAATAAACAAAGATTTGGGGTATTTGTTGGATACAGTAAATGATGTGGGGCAGATGTTTTGGTATCCAGTAGATTCTTTAGGAACATTAGTTGGGCAACAGTTATTGTTTAGTTTTATGGAAGGATAATATTATGTATAGTAAAGAGGAAGTAAAAGCATTTACAGGAGTTATACTATGGCATATTGGAAACAAATAGTTGGTTTACCAGATTACGAGATAACTACATTAGGTAGGGTGTGGAGTTGGAAAACAGGTAAATTTCTTAAACAATACCTTACTGGTATAAGTGGAAAAGGTTATTTAACTGTTAGGTTGTATAAAAACTCTTGCGGTATTGATAAAAAAGTTCATAAATTAGTATTAGAAGCATTTGTTAGTTCCTGTCCAAAAGGAATGGAGGCTTGTCACAATAATGGTGATAGATTAGATAATAGATTAGAAAACTTACGGTGGGGTACAAGGAGTAGTAATATTAAAGACGCAATTAAACACAGTACTGCAAGCTGTCTAAGGCGTGGTGAGGATAGTACCAATCATAAATTAACTGAACGAGATGTTTTGGAGATTAGGAGATTGTGGTGGGATATGCTGCAAACGATGAAAGACATAACTAAACTTTATAATGTTCATTATTCCACCATAAACCGTATTATAAATCGTAGAATATGGAAGCACATTTAGGGGTAGATAAAATGAGTTATTCAGATGCAGAAATACAAGAATTTCGGAATAAAGACCTTCGAATATCTAAACTTGCAATAACAAAATCACTGATAGAAAAGTTACCATTGGAGGACATTTATGAAGTCAATAAGGTTACAGACTTAACAAAGAAGTATATAGATTATGTGTATGAGGAACGTAAGGAGACTACAAAAAGGGGTCAGACCGATTGTGTAATCGGTAGTACCGAACACAAGGTTAATTGGGAACAGATAGCCGGTGGATTAAATCTTGCTATACCTAACAGCCAAAACATAAAGATGCTTAATCATTTAATTGATAAGTATAACAAGGCAAACAAAGCAAGTGCTAATCCTAAGGATATTCTTACCCATATTATCAATACGTTTGGTCAGTATCCTACCAAAACAGAAAGTATAACAAAAGTACTCGAATCATTAACAGGAGATTAAAATGGCAAAGATTAAAGTAAAGTTGAACGGTAGAAAGGTCACTATCGACACCAATCGTCCGAAAGTGGCAAAGGCAGTTGCAGCCTTAGTAGAAGCATGTGCAACCAGAACATTCCCAATCGGGATGGTTCTTAGGCATGCAAACGGCAGTAATTACCAACTGGCAAGCATCGTACGGTTTCCAGGCGGTACAAAGAGAGCCTATCTGGTAAACACGGACACAGGACGTTCAAGGAACAGTACAAAGGTCGTGCCTGTTATGGGTGACTTCCACAGTGAGGAAGGTCTTTACACTGAGGATTTACCCGACCAGAAGGATAAGTTCGTCGACCCCGATGGGGACGGTTACGAATATATCAGTAGAGACTAAGCATCGGCGGTAAGTAAGTGTACGAGTTAAAAGGTGTAGGATAGAAGTTTTATCCTATACCTTTATTGGAATCATATTATTATGAAACACAGATACCCTATTGGTACTAAGATTAAATTTACCTTTCACAACTCTGACAAAGGTAAAATAGAACACAAAACTACGACTAAAGGAAAATGCTTTAATTACGGAGAAAAACATGGAATGGCAAAACTAACAGAAAATTCGGTCAAGGTAATTATTCGTAAGTATCAAACTGGGCTGTTTACACAAAAAGAAATAGCTAAAGTTTACGGTGTAACAGATGTTACAATAAGTAAAATTGTCAACAATAAATTATGGAAACATATTTGGAGGTAGTATTATGAGTAGTAGCAAACCAGAAAAAACTATAAAAGTAGGTGGCGTACAACTTTCGATATGGGCGAATGACACAGGTAAGGGCGTATTCCACAGTGTAACTATTGATAAATCATATAAGGATGGGGATACTTGGAAGCGTACTAAATCGTTTAAGCCCACTGATTTAATGAAGGTACAGCTTGGTATCACCGAAGTATTGAAGTACCTGTATGTCAAGGATGTTATAGTACCTAAGACCGATGAACCACAGTTTTAAGAGGTGAAAGATGGCTAAAAAGTATCCAGTAGGTACAAAGATTAAGTATCGGGGCTGTCATCGCCCAGATGTAGGTAAAAAGGGGATGATTGTTGGGTATATAGGTAGCCTCGTATGGATTGTAGTACCAGGTTCACATTTAGCATTTGACAGATATGAGGATTCTGAGCACAAGTGGAGTACTAATATGGGAAGTTTGGAAATATTAACGATTCCTAATCAACAACTATTATTCGACTTTGCTTGTGAAAGATAAACCCTTAAAATCTAACAAGCCTCAATCTGATTTAGAAGTCCTTGAAGTCATGCAGAGTTATTGTGCGGATAAGGGGTATACCTTTAGTAAAACCCAATTAGATTATTTAGCACAAAGCTGTTTCCTGTGTTATGAGAGCAAGGGATGGAAAGGGATAACCTACTGGCCTCCTTTAGCTATGCGGTGGGTATTGAATAACTTGGATAAGCAGTACAAAAAGGTTTATAAACCACAGTCTAAGCCACGTGGTCAGTCGGTTCGTAGTAAGATAATAGAACGTGAAAATACGGAGCAGGAAAATGAAGTTTAAGGTTGGACAAAAAGTAGAACTTGTAAACAATAGTGGTATGGCTGCACCGAAAGGGGCAATCGCTATTGTGAAAGAAATAGTTGGGGGGTATAATAGCTTTCTCAAAGTAGTATGGATAGGGGATGTAAATTATCAAATGAGTGGTCATTATACTACCTGTAAATTCAAACCTTTAGTTGTAAAGAATCAACAACTGCTATTTAGTTTTATGGATAAATAGGATTAACCAATGCCTGTATTTGACCTCCGCAAAGACCTTAAAGACATTAAAGAAAGTATAGGGAAACCTTTCGATGGGGTAACATCGGGGATTAAAGCGTTAGATGATTTTATTCTTGGTTTCGGTAAAGGTGAGATGTCCACTATAGCAGGTCGTCCTGGTATGGGCAAGTCAAGTATGGCAAGGGATATACTCCTGAATATAGGGCAGCCCACAGTTAATGAAGGAGCGTGTCTACTGTGTACCTTAGAGATGTCCTGTAACGAAGTTACGGAGTTATTAGCGGCTAACTTAGGAAAGGTTGATTACCAAAGTATAAAAAGAGGGTGTGCAGGGGATAAAGTACTCACTAAGTTTCATACTGCGTTGGAACAACTATCTCAGTATAGTATTATAATCAATGATGATTCGTTTGTTGTACCAGACTCTATAAGAGAGATTCTTAAAGTTATTGAGAAGGAGGAACCCATTGCTTGTTTGATTGTAGACTACCTACAGCTTATGTCTTTAAGAAAGCAGGTAACAAACAGGCAAGAGGAAGTATCGGAGATAAGCAGAGAGCTAAAGGCCATAGCCAGGGAGTTTAATATACCTGTTATCGCTTTCTCTCAGCTTAACAGAAACGTGGAGTCCCGTGTAGACCCACGCCCACGTATGACTGATTTACGGGAGAGTGGTGCTATGGAGAACGACTCTACCAAGATTATATTAATACATAGACCGAGTTACTTTGATAGACAGTTAGACCCTAATGCTGAGGATACAGGAGAGGCTGAGTTAATAGTTTGTAAGAATAGGTCGGGTGCTTGTGGTAATGTGGAGTGTGCGTTCATCAGCTCCTGGATGAGCTTCCGAAACAAACCAGAGGAATATGAAAATGATTTTTAAGATTATAACTAAGTATCCTCACTATTGTGTTACAGACACAGGAAGAATTAGGTGAGCAATTATTATTTGAGTTTTGATTATGAAATATAAAGTAGGCGATAAAGTTCGGATTATTAAATCCTTCGATTTTCCTGATATGGTTGGAAAGGTATATAAAGTTGGGGAAGTACAGCCACTAAACTCTATATTTGCTTGCAGAGTTATAGATGAAAAGACAGGTTGGAGTCCTTTAATGTATGGAAAAGAAATAGAAAAAATGCCAACCAAATGCCAACAGTTGCTATTTGAGTTTATGGATAATGCGGTATGAAAGACTCTGACTTCAAACAATTAAATATCCTCCTTACAGAACACGATAAGGTGTGGTCACTATGCCCTTTTCATAAGGATATTGTTAGACCCAATTTATCTATATCACTGTTAGATAAGTACTATGGAAGGTGGAAATGCTGGGCGTGTGGTAGAAATGGAAGTCTAACTAAGGAACAGGTACACGAATTAAATTTATCGGGCTATGTTATATATAATGATAATAAGAATTTGGATACAAGATGGAGAATGTTTAATCAAAGTTGTTATGATAATCTACAGAAGTTTCCGTTGCTAAAGTTAGGATTGGCCAAGCAATTAAATATAAGCACAAAGAGTTTAGACGAATGGTTAGTTGGGTATGATGGTTCTTCTTTTACAATCCCAATGTTTAGGGAGGATTTATTGGAGTACTTTAGAGAGGGTGGTTTTTGTGGTATACAGCGTAGGTTTCCAGATGGGAGTAAACGCTGTGTTACAGGTTCCCATTTAGGGCTTATGTATCCTCGAAATTATATTGGTGATTACTACATATTTATTTGCGAAGGATTTAGTGATGGTATTTCTGTATGGGATTTGGGGCTACAAAGTTTGGCACGTCCACACTGTATGCACACGGAGGGAATTGAAGAGTTCTTTGAGGATATTTTAGACGGGGTTGAGGTTGTAGTCATAATACCGGATAATGATGTTGTGGGGATGGAAGGTGCAAAGAAGTTGAGGGGTATGCTGTATCAAGAGTATGAATGTTATATCTATAGGTTGACAGGAGCGAAAGACATCCGTGAATTAGTCCAAATAAAAGGAAAAGGGTATGTTAGGCAGGCTTTGGGGACGTATATATGAATTCTAAATTCAAAGTTGGAGACAAAGTAAAAATACTACCATCAGCTTCTAATATTGGTGTAAATGATGCAGGGATTGGTAAAATAGGAACAGTTACAGACTGTAGTTATATGATGCAATATATTAAAGTTTATATGGATGAGAGATGTAAAATAACAGGCCACAGACGTGATTGGGCGGTTTCTCCGAAGGATATAGAACCAGTAATTAAAGTAGGGCAGCAACTTCTGTTTAGTTTTATGGGGTAATTATTACTATGGGTAAAAGAGTAAAGTACGACAGAGATAAATACCTTAAAAAAAAGTACGGAATTAGTATTTACCAATACAACAAATTATTGAAACAACAAAAAGGGTGTTGTGCTATATGTGGTAAACATCAGAAGGAAGAGAAAAGGAACTTTGCAATCGACCATTGCCATAAGACAAAACTCGTGCGAGGTATCCTGTGTAATTATTGTAACTCTCGTTTGCTAAAGTACTTAGGGGATGATTTAATTAGAGCCAAAGGGTTGATGGAGTATCTTAAGAAATGGTTAAACACAGTTTCAAAAAAGGGGATAAGGTAAAACTAAAACCTGAGTTTATAAATAGATTTGGACAAAAAACTAAGGTTGGAAAGGTAGTAGGGTTTGATAACTTATATGTATTAGTGCAATATAAAGGTAATGATTATGGAGGGTTTCCATATCTGCCGACTGAAATAGAACCTGCAATAAAAGTTGGTGAACAATTACAGTTTGATTTTATGAAAGGGGATTAAGATGAAGAAGCTATTACGAACAGTAATGATAACACTAATTGGGCTGATATTGATTTTGGGGGCGTTGGGATGTCAGATTGTAGAGGATGAGACAGGTTCCCATATACGCCTTAACCCTTTTACACATAGCCAGATTGGTGATGCCGCCCAAGCGACTACAGATATATTGGGAATGTTGTCACTCTTTATACCCGCTTTAGCCCCTATAGCTACTGCTGGGGCCGCCGGTACTTATGTATGGCGGCGTATGGGTAAGGAAGTCACTAAATATAAAACGCCATTAGAGCATACGGTTAGTGTATTGGATGTAGTTAAAGGGAATAAGAAATTATGGAATCAACTTAAACCTTATTTGAAGGGAACTGCTAAGGGTGTTTGGGATAAACCGTCTGCTGCAACAGAATCCACTATTCGTGGAATCATAGATAAAAATGTTGGGGCTGTATAAATGAAAACTAAATTTAAGGTTGGAGATAAGGTAAGAATATTACCTTCTGCTATTGATATTAATGTGGCGGAAAGCGAGGTAGGGGCAATGGGAAAAATAATTACTGTTCGTAACCAAGAAAGTATATGTGTAGATACAGTCACAAAAAAATATTTGTTTTGGGTTGTTAGAGGAAGGGATATAGAACCAGTAATAAAGGTAGGCCAACAATTACAGTTTGATTTTATGAAATAATAGGAGTAGTTATACATTATGAAAGACACGGCATCAAACACCATATTTAATATCTACTTACTATACCCTACTAACAGGGATGATGAGGGGAACTTTTATAGGATGTTAAAAACCCATACTAATATAGGTGTAGAGATTATGGCATATCTAATAGATTGGGAGAAGATGGATTACATTAATGATAATACATCCTTCCCAAAGAGTCGTCTGTATGTACCTGCAGACCACGAACTATTTATACAGTATGCTTATAAAGACCGCCTTTTAGCGAAGGAAGATATAAGTTTTATAAACTGTAAGATTATTAAAGAATCCGATTTGTTAATATTGTTTGGGTCTAACGGGAGTTATTCTAATATTGCTACGGAGTTACATTTTGTAAAGCAGGAAGGCATACCTATTTATACTATGCCGGATTTATCGCCTATGGCTATTGAGAGTTTGAACCTTGCAATTAAATTAATTATACGAGCGGAACAATAACAGAGATTGTTAACGAATAACGACAATTCGGAGGATTAATATGAAATGGATAAGTGTAATGGAGGGGAAACCAACTGGATGTTGGGATAAGTTTCATCCAGATTTCTCAGAAGAGGTATTAGTCGCAAATTCTTGCTGTGTAACTGTAGCTTATTATAACAGGAATATTGGTGTTTGGTACACAGGTGAGCCTACTCAAAACGAAAAGTATAAGTACTTAAATTGGATAGACAAAATTACTCACTGGATGCCATTACCTAAGAATCCACATAAAGGAGATACTAAATGAAATGGGAAAATCGCCATAACTTACCTGATAGGGTAATTAGAGTTTTGAAAGGAAAGTATAAAGATAGAAAACCAGAGTTAAATAGATTATCTATTACTGATTTAATAGACGACCCACTACCTCGTATATTATTCATCAATCATTGGGATGATATAGTACAGGACTACTCTGACCTAATTACTATGGTACAGGGAATATCCTTACACAGTAGATATGAGAAATGTGCAACTGATGATGAAGATGCTGAAAGAAAGTTCGAGGATGTAGTTGATGGTATAATAGTAGTTGGTAAAGCAGATATGTCGTGGGCACAGACGGTACTTGAGCTAAAACAAACTGGTGTGTATGGCCCGAAGTATCGTATTCCTAAATGGACTAAACAGATGAACTGCTATGCTTGGCAAAGGAGGATACGTAAATTTGGGGGAGTGACTACACCAGAAGTAGTAAACGAACTGTTAGTAGATATATGGTACAGGGATTGGAAACAGGGTAACATTCATTGGAAGGATTATCCGTTGATACCATACGAGTGTATCCGCTTAAACTTGTGGGACTTTGAAACACAAGATAAATATATACATAGTCAAGTACAGAAGCATTTAGCTCATCCTGTATTTGATAACCCCAATCAGTATGAGAAGCCTTGTAGTGATAAACAGAGAGGTATTAGGTGGGAGGCTTATAAAGGGAAGAACAAGACCCCAACTAAGGTAGGAGATACCTACGATGAGGTAAATAAATATTGTATTGGTTGGAACTTAGGTGGGAAGAAAGACAGTTTTAAGATTGTTCAGAGCGAACCTATTTTCTGTATTAGGTACTGTCGCAGTAGAAGTATATGTCCGTTTGTAAAAGGGGAATAAGATGAAATGTAAACGATGTGGATTATGGATATTAGATAAAAATTTAGAGGTATGCCCAAACTGTGCAAATCTACTTAAAAAGGAAGAGGAATAAAATGACAAGAAAAAGAGTAAAGTGTGCAAATTGTGGAATGATACACGATGTTTATGTTGGTACTTGTTTCATACAATCATGTCCAAGTTGCGGGAGCAATGCTTATGATGCTATAGAAAAGAAACCATGCTACCAAGAGCGAGAAGATTGGAAATAAGGGGAATAAAATGAAGTATGTAATTGACCACTCAAAAACATCTGGTAACGAGTACGAATTAGATGCTTGTTTCCATTGGGATTATTGGGCACTACCCGCTTGTGTATATTGGTGGACACACGCAGACGGATTATATAATTCTTGCTTGGATATATCCGTTCATATACTATGTTTTAGTTTTCATTTTGAGTGGTGGAAGTGGGGTAAGGAATGGGAAATAAAATGAAAGACCCAAAGAGAATTGATGAGATGCTTAAATTAATATCTGAGATATGGCATAAACATCCTGATATGAGGTTGTTACAACTATTACTAAATGTGTGTTTATCTGATACAGATTTTTATTACACGGGAGATAGTTCATTGGAACAGTGGTTACACGACCATTATGATAATATATAAAGAGAAAGGAAATAGTATGAAGAATTTACCGCAGATTATGAAAGGGCTAACAAACATAAAGTTAGCTAACTCACAACAGTTACATTGGCTACTGACACACAAGTGTAGCCATAGACATAATTATGTCCGGCATTTTAACTGTTTGATAAAAGATTATAATATTAAAGAGAGAGTAGGCTTCCTTGACATTGAAACGAGTAACCTAAAGGCCAACTTTGGTATTGTCTTGTGCTGGTGTATACTTGCTGAGGATGGTATACTGTACCAGGATTGGCTTACTAAGAAGGATGTCCTATCTGGTACAGAGGATAAGAGGGTGATTAGTACCTGTATAGATACTATGGAAACTTTCGATAGGGTAGTAGGACATTACAGCACTTACTTTGATATTCCCTTCTTGAGAACCCGTGCTCTTATACACGGAATACCGTACCCTGAGTTTGGTACCCTTCTGCATACTGATGTATGGCGTATGGCCAAGACCAAACTATGTCTGCACTCTAACAGACAGGATGTAATAGCTGAGTCCCTACAGGGTAAAACGGTTAAGACCCGTATATCTCATCCTGCCTGGCGTAAGGCTATGATGGGGGATGAGGTTGCTTGTGCTGAGGTGGTTGACCATTGCAATAAAGATGTGGTGGATTTGAAGAAAAATTATGAGGCACTGTTGCCGTATTGCAGAGTTACCAAGAGTTCTATTTAGGAGATTAATTATGAAAGAATTTGAGAAGTGGTATATAGAAGAAAGAAAAAGACGTTCTGGTGCACCTATGTATAGTGCCGATTATAGAACAGGTTGGAAAGCAGCTATGGAACAAGTCCTCCTGTGGGGAAGTGATGATGACACCTTATTTAATAAGATAAAAGATGAAATATATGGAGAGTAAAATGATTGAGTTTAGAAAACAGTACCAAAACGAACCAGTAGATTTTCACCTGTGGTCACAGGATAAGATTGCAGAGTTTTGGTGGAAAAAAGCATTGGAGTGGGTATTAAAAAACAGATTACCATATTATGATTTAGAGGATAAGAAAGTTGTGGCTACAGATTCAGATATTATATATAAAGAATTAGAGGAGTAGTATTATGTCAAGAAACTGGAACGACTTTTGCTTGTATTGTGTTGGCAATAAAGTCAAAGATATTCGTGAGTGTGAGGACAGGGCTTGCCCTTTCTATTCATTTCGTCACGGTGGGTTAGAGCCAGAAGTAGAGAAGGAAATATGTCAGAAAATAGTTACAGAAGTTTTAACCAGAGGAGATTAATATGACAGAAGAAGAATACAAAGATTTTGATTACACTAAGTTTGTAGATTGCCTTAGAGCAACTACCCCAGATACATTATCAGGAGAGAGTCTATCGGGGGGTATTCTACATTCTGCTGTTGGTATGTCCAGTGAAACGGGGGAAATACTTGGTCATATTAAAAAGGTTATATGGCAAGGGCACTGTATAAATTGTAACTATATTATTAAAGAACTTGGAGATATACTATATTACTTTACTTCTATGTGTAATTTAATTGGTACTAATATAGATGAAGTACGTAAACAAAATATAGAGAAACTTACCAAGCGTTATCCAGAGGGTGTATTTGATAAAGAGAGGAGTATAAATAGAAATGAGTAACGGAATAATAGTTGACGGCAAAATACAGTGTGGGTTTCCTGAACGTGGAAAAGCTTTGAGCAAAGATACAAACCCTAAAGATATAATAGGTATAAAGAAAGCTCCTCTATCTACCTTATCTTGTCCTGTGTTATATGAAATGGGATTGGGTATGTTAGAGGGGGCAAGAAAATATGGGCGGCATAATTATAGAGCAATGGGGGTTAGTGCTACTGTGTATTATGATGCTACCCTTCGTCATATTATGGGTTGGTGGGAAGGAGAGGATATAGACCCCGATAGTGGGTTGAACCATATTACAAAAGCTTTAACAGCTTTGATGGTACTCCGTGACTCAATGCTGATGGGTAATTGGGTAGATGATAGACCAATACGAAACCCTATTAATATGGAGAAGTTAAATGAAAAGGCCGCCGCTATAATTGAGAAGTATCCTAATTGTGTTAAACCGTTTTTAGAAATAGATAAGGAGAAGAAAAATGAGTAAGATTAGAGCATATATGAGCCACAGCATCAGAGGTAAATTTGGTGACGGGGCTACAGAAGCACAAATGCAAGCTAATAACCAAAAAGCTATCAAGTTTGGCAGGTTACTCGCTAAAGAGTTTTCTAATGTAGATTTCTATGTACCAGGAGAACACGATGAGTTTGTACTTATCGCATATCGTTGGGGTGTTTTAACAGAGAAACAGATTCTTGATATTGATTGTGAAATTGTATCTCGATGTAATTTTCTTGTTGTATTTGCCCCCGATGATTATATATCTAAGGGTATGCAGATAGAAGTAGACCACTGTGTATTTAATAATATTCCTGTAATTGCTGCTGTAGATGGGGACGATAAAGAATACTTTACCCGAATATGTTATGGGATTAACTGTCACTTAACAAGTATGCTGAGGTAAAAAAGATGAAAACATTACTTAACACAAAATATATTAAAATAGTTATTGATTGGGAATCGTGGGCTTTGCCTCTATTTGTTGATTGGAGGCACAATAATATAACACGACCTTACTACGTAAGTTTCTTATGTTTACATTTTGAAGTAGGGGTAGACCCATATAGTGATATAGAATTATGAGGTAAGAAGATGAATTTATTAAAATTGTTATTGTGTTTTTTATGTGTTCCTTGTTTTATTATCTTAGCGGCTGTGGTAGTCATATTAGGTATACGTTATTTTTATATCACACTTCCTATTTGTGCGATGTTGTTCTGGGTTTGGATAGCCAAAGGTCTTTATGATGATTGGTTTTAGGTCAATGAAAACCTCTGTAATAAAAACCCCTAATGACTTCAAGGATTGGATGATTAATTGTAAAGACATCTTCTCACTGGACACAGAGTGTACGTCTTTGAACTGGTTAGACCTTGAGATAATAGGTTTCTCTTTGTGTGATGGTACTCAAGCGTGTTATGTGGATATACACAGGAAATATAAGAAGGAGTTACTAATGATTCTTGACTTCTACTTATCAGAGGCGAAGATGGTGATTATGCACAACGCAAGTTTTGATTGTATGGTATTATTAAAAGAGGGGATAGAGATATGAAATTAAATAGTATATATTGTGGTGATTGCATAGATGTGATGGGACAATGGGATGATAATATAATTGACTTGACTGTGACATCCCCACCATACGATAATCTCCGTGATTATAAGGGATTCAAATTTGATTTTCTTGGTGTGGCTTCCCAACTATGGAGAATTACAAAACCAGGGGGTGTTGTTGTGTGGGTTGTTGGTGACGCTACAATAAAAGGAAGTGAAACTTGTAGTTCTTTTAAGCAGGCTATTTGTTTCACAGATTATGGTTTTAGACTACACGATACTATGATATATGCAAAGAATAATTATTTGCCAGGTCAAATAAAACATAAAAGATACGCAAGTGGCTTTGAATATATGTTCGTATTCAGCAAAGACCAACCTAAAACATTTATCCCCATAAAAGAAAAAAGTATTTGGGGTGGTCTTAAAACTGGAAGGACGTTTCGGAAAAGAAATGGACAAACAGAAAAAAGAAATTCAATAGTTAAAGAAGAAAAAATCATATCAAATATATGGTTTTATAATGTTGGATATATGAAACATACATTAGATAAATTTGCATATAAACACCCTGCTATGTTCCCTGAAAAATTAGCACATGACCATATTGTTAGTTGGAGCAATGAAGGAGATATAGTTTTAGACCCAATGTGCGGTAGTGGTACTACACTTAAAGAAGCAGTAAAGTTAAATAGACAATTTATTGGTATAGATACATCAGCAGAATATTGTAGTATTTCTCAAGAAAGAATAAATAATATAAATGCCTAAAATCTTCGACACATTGACTTCATCACACTTGCTCAATGAGAACCTTCCTGAGAATGGATTGAAGTATCTTGCAGAACACGAGTTGGGTATACCTAAAGAACAGATAAAAAAGTATACCGAAGTGATACCAGGGACGGAGGAGTTCTTTGAGTATGGGATGAATGATGCGATATGGACTTACCAACTATATAAAAAGTATAGCCCACAAATAGAAAAAGAGGGGCTGCACCATCTTGCATACGACATTGAGTTCCCCTTTCAGAAAGCGTTGATGTACCTTGCAATCAATGGTATAGCCGCAGACATAAGTGCTGCTCAGACAATGAGATATGAAGTACAGCATTTATTTTACGAGATAGAAAATGAGCTATTAAATATATTCGGTGGCAAATATGTCACTAGCATTACACCCCGTAGTAGAGTGGTGTCTTGTACTCCGAGTATAAACTTTAATAGTTCCCAACAGGTAGTTCCCCTAATAGAAGAGTTAGGTTTTGAAATATATGAAAGAAGTAAAAAGGAGAAGAAGAAGTCTTGGAACAAACAAAGTAAGAATAGATTAAAGGGAAAGCATTATGCAATAGACCTGCTAATAAAACTTGGTAAAGTCGAGAAATTAGTTAATGGGTTCCTACGGCCATTTGAATCTTTTGTTGAGCGTGACGGTCGAATCAGACCATCCTTCCATAATACCGTCTGCGTGACGGGTCGCCTCTCTTGTAGTAAACCTAATATAGAGCAGTTGCCAAAGCAGAACAATATCGCCAATATCAGAAATCTGTTCATAGTTGAGCCAGGTAATGTGTTGATAGTAGCAGATTACTCTGGTCAAGAAGTAAGGATAATGGCTCAGGAGAGTGGTGACTCTAACCTAAAGAGTGCACTACGAAAAGGGTATGATGTCCATTTAGCTACGGCAAATGAGATACACGGATTAAATATACCTACTCTTGGTCTAACTGATAAGACCCCCGAACATAAGGCAGCAAAGACAAAGCACAATAAATTACGTGATGATTGTAAGTGTGTAGTATTTGGTACAGCTTATGGAAAAAGTAGTTTTGGGTTCTCTAAGGATTTTAATTGTAGTGAAGAAGAAGCCCAAAAATTCATTGATAAATTTTTCAAAACATACCCAGGGCTTAGACGAGCTATTGAGAAAACCAGAGAGGAAGTATACAAGTACGGGTATGTTACGAATATGTCAGGGCGTAGAAGAAGATTCCCTGACTTCCATAAGTTAAACAAGTGGGGTAAAGAGAGATGCTACCGCCAAGCTTTCAACATGAAAATACAAAGCTACGGAGCGGATGTCGTTAAGAAAGCCGCTTCTGATATTGTTAAAGATATTAATTTGAAAATAATCAATTTAGTGCACGATGAAATTGTCATAGAGTGTAAGAAAGAATATGTAGAAGAGGGGATAAGGTATATTCGTGAGTGTATGGTTAAAGCACTTCCAATATTTATACCCTGGGATATTGATATAGGATATGGAGTTCGTTATGGCGAAGCTAAATAAACCAATACATTTAATAATAATGAGTAATTGTGTCTGTAGGGCTGTATGTGATTGGGGTGTGAGTGTTATACCTGTTGATAAAAATATTATTAAAAGACGTGTGAGTAGTTACTATTCTCTTGGTATATTTAACCCCAAGAAAGTTATTTGCAAACGATGTCTGAAACACTCCGATTATAAAACAGCAATGGATAAAGTAAACAACCCGTTGTTCTATTGGAAAGAAGGTGTATAATGCCTGATTCTGATAATTATATTTATACAGATTCAGACCCTACAAGTGGAAGTTGGGGGGTATTCTATGCCTACTTTTTCTTCTGTGCTTATACGACAAATGTGGGAGGAACACCAACAAGAGTGTGATAGACAAGACCGTATAATTGAAGCACAGATGCAAGCAGAGGAAGAGTTAAGAGAAGATAGAAGGAAGTACCCTTTGTTTTACTGGAAGGAGCTAACAAGTGGAAACCCTTAAAAGCTTTCTGGTACTAATCCTCACAATCTGGGTTGTGTACAGGGTATTCCTATTAACTAAAAATATAGTAAACGGATGGGGTAAAAAGGGGGGTATATAATGTGTTTATTTGATGTACATACAGATAAGATTGTTAAACTTAAAGCTGAGAACAAAGAACTTGAGGAATTACTTGGTGAGCTTTATGATGAGGTATCTTATGAGTGGGGAGGTGAGTGGGTAATAGAAAATAAAAATTTACAGAAAAAAATTAAACAAGTTTTGGGGAATAAATAAATGAAACTACCAGAAAACCCAACTAAAAAAGTACGAAATATAATTGCTGCTGTTCTTCAATGCCCAGGATATAAGATAAATGAAAATGAAAAGGATTTATATGAAATTAAAAAACTATGTGATTGTTTGGATACAGTTATAGCAACAATGAAACTCCACGCAGGGGATTGTTGTAGTTTGAATACTGAGGTTGAGTTGTTTAGAGGTCATTGGGAGGATGAAGGAGAAGAGAATAAACGATTGAATAAAATAATCAGTGACATTGAAGATTGGGGAATTGTTAGTTGCGATGAGCCACTACTAAAACTAATCAAAGCGTTGAAAGCTGGGGAGGGAAGATGAAAACCAATGTTTCAGAGAAACAAGCGTCTGCTTCGCAGACTAAATTAATAAATTACAGAACATATAATTTAGATAAATCTAAGATTACCCCTATTGATAGGAGGAGTATCTTTGGTAATCATTTTATAATAGGTAAGCACGGTAATCGAGAAGAAGTTATTGAATTATATAGACAAGACTTTAGAATAAGAATACGTACTGACCCAGACTTTAAGAAAAGAGTACGGGAACTTATGGGTAAAACTCTTGGATGCTGGTGTACACCACTACCGTGTCACGGGGATGTTATTATAGAATACTTGGAGGGTTTAGAATGAAACTTGCAATAGTAGGTAGCAGAACATTTAACGATTATGGATTATTAGGAGAAACAATTTGGCAACATTTTTCGATTTGTAAGGATAAACTTGAAATAGTTTCTGGTGGGGCAAAAGGTGCTGATTCTTTTGGTGCAGATTTTGCTGAAAATTGGAATTTGAGATGTACTGTGTATCCACCAGAGTGGGACAAATATGGTAAGCCAGCAGGATTCATCCGCAACCAAACGATAGTTGACAACTGTGATATGGTGTTGGCTTTCTGGGATGGCAGGTCTAAAGGTACTCAAGATACTATTAATAAGGCCAAGAAAGCAAAGAAACCTACGTTTATAGTATATTTTTAGAAAGGGTTTAGAATGAAAAAGAAAAGAAAAATAAACTGGGACAGTACTGATGAAACTACACCTTTAGTCGTATATGTTATTCTATTCTTTTGGTTATTATACTTTGTGAGTTTTGCATACCTTATGTTAAGTTAAATGACTTTAATTAAGGCGATAGCAAGAGTTATGATGGCACTTAAAGCAATACCACAGGCTAATATAGTATATCTAAAATGGTGGACATCGTGATTATTACACCACTTATCTATTCGTTCAACTCTCTCATCAAGGCGTATAAGTAATTCATCTTGTTCTTTAACGTCCACGTGTCTCCCTCCTTAGTATTCCCAATGCTTTATTCTTTGCTAATTTAACAATCAACTGTACCCGTGCAACCCGTCTCTTATCCTCTACACCAGTAAAATCTATTTTAGACAACCTCTTATCAATATCCTCCGCAACCAATTCCTGATACCTGTTATACCGCCTATCATTAAGATACCAATTCTTAGGCCACCTACTTACCCTTAAACTTATATCATCTACATACTGACGGTTTAACTCAGATATAGTATCCTTGATTCGCTTCTCAGCCCTTAGCTCTTCTTCCTCACTCTTTTCACGATAAGATGGTTTACCTACTTTCTCCTTCCTTACTCTTTCAGACAAAACAGCAAACTGTGTTTTATGGTCAGACCGCAATCTATTCTGTTCAGATATAGATAACTCATCCCAATCCTTACTGTGCTTTGTTTGTGATACAATATCTCTAAACTTAGAACGAGTAGCCGTTGCGTGAACAGGATATGTGGATACACCTACAGATGTAGTAGTCATTACCATAGTAGCCAAACTCTCCCACAAACCATCAGCCATACCAGTTTCAATGGTGGCCTCAAGAATTTCTGGGCTTAATGCACGAATCGTTGCCTCAAGTCTGGGGATAGGTTCACCTAACCAATTTTTACCAGTAAGCATAGTATTAGAATACCCTAACGCAGCCGTCTCACGTGTTGTAAAGTACTGTTTCGCTGTTTCACCAGCAGACGGTATTCGCTTACCAGCAAATTCTGTAACTACTTCACCAGTAACTTTTTCTCTACCATACATATAAGTTGAAACACCTATACGGGCAATCGTTCTATAAAATGGGGCATCTCCACCACCAGGGTCAAATACAGTATCTCCATATCTTATCTTACCCCAATTACCGTCTAATACATTAAGTTCACCATTTACATCAGGCTCTTCCTCTGGATTTTGTAATCTCATCTGATGCCCGATTATGGCTGGTATGGCCGTAAGTGCAAATATACTGGCTATATTGGAAGCAATGACCCCCGCTGCATACTTTCTACTCCCTTTGTTAAATATCATTGCTTTTATAGATAATGGCCTACCCACTGTCATAGATGGGGAGAATAAAATATAATTAGCTGCTTGCTTTAATCGGCGAAGTCCTTTATATTGGTCTTTATATGTATCTGCTGGGACTCTAAGAATCTTCATAAAAGTATTATGTGTTTTAGCCCTATTTTTTAACCATAGTTTTTGTTGGGCTGGGGTAAGATTAAGGTTGCGTACTTGCTTCATAGAGTTATCATATAAACCCTTTTGCATATTATTGATACCGGCTACTGCACCACGCTCACCAGCAGCAAGTAATCTACCCCAACCCCTTAAACTTTTACCTATGGTTTTATCAAGTTTGGGGGACTTGAATTTAATGGTAATTAATCTTTCTGTAAGTCCCAAACTATAGTATTCCAATCGCTTAGAAGAATAACCAGCTTCGCCTACATAATTATACCCAATCTTCTCAGAATGAGCGTAGCCTTCACTATTCCTAACTTGTGTATACATTCGTTCTGCATATTTATTCTGAACCATTGCCCTTGCATTTACCCAAGATGATTGTAAGTAAAGAATGGGATGCCTAGCAGCCAAACTCCTTCCCTGTCTAAACATCTGAATATCTAACCCAAACTTAGATTTGAAAGCCTGTATGACTAATGCCGGTAATTCCCAACTGCTAAATTGCCGTTTCTTAATTAACTCACCAAATAATTTCTTTGTAGCATCTCTACCGAATATAGGCTCAAGTAATCCAAACTCATAATTAGTAGGTATTTTACCTTCTGTCATTTTCAAGATAGCATTTGCTGCACCCCCGTGTTGCATCTCTAACCCTGCCCCATAAACTTCATCTATTTTTCTGCCATATACGTCTCTTTGTGCCTCAGATAGTTTCAAGGGTTCTATTTCAGGGTTCTTGGCCTTTAGTCCCTTGCCTGCTTTAATTGCCCTTACTCCCGCCGTTAATCGTGGTACACCTTCTGCTCTTAATCGTTTATAAGATTCTTTGGCTATACCTGCTTGTCGTTGATGGAGCTTATGTACTGCTACCTTACGCACAGTTACATTTAGCAACTTGGCTTTATCAGACCAGGCGATGATTGCTTTATTAGAAGTTTCTATAGTTACAGGTTTAAGACTTTTTATTTTCTGAAAGATTAATGCCTCTGCACGATAGGCCATTTCCTCTGTAGGTAATTTCATATACTCTTCTTTGGAAAGTTTCCGCAGAAAATCATTAATTTGTTTACTTGACTTCCCGTGTAAATTATATTGGATTTTTACTAAATTCCATATTTCTCCCCACTTACCCCTTTTTAATTGATGGGCATGTATTATTTCGTGAATAAGTATTTTAGCGGCTTTGGTAGGGTTGGTTGCATAGTTAGGATTAACATATACTATATTAGTTTCAGCATTAAACCAACCACTCGAAGGTCGAGAACTACTAAATTTAATTTCCGCTGGAATATCAAATAGTTTTGGATATTTAGTTAATAACAAATTTACAATTCTATCATCCTTTATACCTTCTGACAAAACCTTATAATGTTTGGCCTCTTCTGGTGTATACTTTCTCACCCTTGTTGTGGCTATAGCCTTAACAATCTTTGGACTACGTTTTCTTATAAGCCCTTTAATAACTTTTGGTGTTCTCAGGGCAACTGGTAACGCAGCAGCAATACCCACCTGAGTATAATCTATCTCACCAGTATCTATCTTCTGTTCTAACGCAGATACACTTGCTAACGCAGCAGATTCAGCAGCTAACCTACCAGCCTTTGCTGGCAACGTAACACCTTTTATTACCTTACCAGGAGCGGTAAAAGCACCATACATCAATGCACCAGTTCCAGGTGTACCACCGGACATAAGATTCTGCATCTCCCAGACTACTGATTCAGAAGTACCAACAGGTGCAATCTTTTTAAGTACAGCAAGTTCAGTAACAAACTGCCCTATATTTGCACCTATATCGACTATCTTTTCACCCAAACCCTCTGGCGGGTCAATCATAAGTGCAGGTACTTTACCTTGAACCTTCTTCCACTTCTTTATTAAGTCGGCCTCCAACTCTTTTGGCGACATATCTAAACCTAACACCCTACTGTATATACGAGATAATCCTTTAATAACAAACCTGTTGGGTATACCTTCGGGACTAACAATCTTCTTAGCTATATTAGGTACTATATTAATAGCCTGCTTTAGCCCCCGTAAACCCAAACCACCGCCTATACCCTCCGTAGGCATTTCTCCCCATCTACCTATTCCTGCCCCTGACGGTCGCTGTAGTGGACGTTCTCCCTCCGATGATACCAACGGGCTACCCTCCCACCATTTATCGCCCTCTGTGGCATTTGATTCTGATGATATTCTATATTGCTTCCACCAATTAGCCATATTATCTAATCCTTATAGTACCATCTGGGGCTTTGAAACGAGTACCTTTTGGTAGGGCGTTAGCTTCTGCTAATGTAGAAGGCTCAGGTAATCCTGTTGTCTCTTCTGTCCCTGACAGTTGATTTTCTGGTTGTACTCGAACCCCTATATCCAACTGTTTATCGCCCAAAGGAAGTTCTGTTTCCCCTCTACTCGCAGATTCAATCCAAGTATCAATCTCATCTTCCTCAAGTAGTATTCCACGTGATTCCAAGACCTGCATAGCTATACTTCTATTAGCACGTAACCAATTTGGGTCTAAGTGGATAGGAATAGTACCTGTTCTACCCTCTATAACATCCCGCCTTTTGGCTTCTGCAAACTGCCGCTCTGTTGTACCCTCATAATCTTCACCAAAATACTCCTCCCAATATGGGGGTATACCAAATTGTTCATCCCCTTTCTGTTGTCGTGTAATTTCACTAACAGAAATATTCATACCTTGTCTGGCCAAATCATTCTTGAGTCGATAGGGTTCAGCATCTTTCTCTGTCATTCGACCCGACTGAACTTCCTTGTCTAATTGTGTATCTACATTATCGTAACTATCTAATTTGCGTTGACGTAACTGCTCCTCACGCTGAAAGTCTATCTGGGAGCGGAGTTCCATTTTATCCACTTCCCACATTCTTGCTCGCTGTTGCATCTCTAAATCTAAAGCCATATCCTGTTGCTTTAGATTAGTGCGGTAGTCTATCTCCATTTGTGCTGCTTTCAACTTGGCGTCAAGTTCTGCCTTTTGTTGTGCAGCACGAACTTCACCAGATATTTGAGCAGCCGTTAATAAGGTAGCAGGTTCGCCATGTTTTATTTTAATTCCGATATTACACCGCCCTTCCTATTGGTAGTTCATATATTCTTGGCATTTTGTCTCCTACACCTATACTATCTGTTAAATTTACACAACTTCAATTATGTTCCTAATTTTATAGATTGGTCTGCCGTATCAACCCATAGTTCATCCGTACCTGCTCCTGCTGCTCCTTGATTTGCTCCGGATTTAAGATTGTAAAGAAAAGACCCATCAGCATAGAGTTTCATCCGAGCAGCACCCAAAACAGTGAATTGAAAGAAATCAACATCTACACCCCCTGCTTTATGTATATAAGATAGATTCCCTCGCCCATTAAAGTCATCAGAAAATTGGATACCACCTTCCGTATTATCCCCTGTACCAACACGAAGATTTATATATGTAGTATCAGTACTATCAACAATAAGGACAGCCTCTACCCCTGGAGCAGCCGCACCCGTTGCAGCCGTACCCACTATATGCATAGAAGCTAAAGGAACTGATATACCCAAACCAACCTTACATCCCGTGATTTCAAGAAAATCATTGGTATCATCGAATGTAAGAAGCGGCCCCGCTGCTTGGCCGATTGTTCCGCCATCAGCTACTATAAGTCCAGCGAATGTCGGAGTAGCCGATGTTTGTATATCTTGAACAGTGTTTAGTGTTACGAAGTTACCACCATCAGCATAACTTAATGAAGTGCCTGTTCTCAACACTCCATCACTATTTGCCGCACCTATATATCCGGCTGTAGCAGCAGCGTCTATTTTGACTTTTTCATCAGCACCACCAGCAGCAGCTTTGAATATAGCATTACCTGTCGCAGTATCCTTTGTCAACACGTGCTCATTAGTAGCACCAGATACAGCAGATAAGGCATCAATAGCCGCCTGTGCTGTTCCTTGTCCAGTACCGCCATCTGCTATCGGCACATCTGTTCCACCTGCCCGATAAATAATATTACTTTCAATATTCAAATCACCAGCGGATGCCCTGGTTATTGTCGTGTCTGAATCATGTCCCAGTTCAATGTCACCTGCTACAGTTAAGTTGCCTGTTAGATAATCAACAGACATAGCAGGGTCTGTATCTAAAGCAACCCCACCACCTATTTCCAACCTACTTCCTCTTACATTTATTTGAACAATATAACTCGCAGTTTTTGCACGTATCCATATACCTTCATGTCTATCCTCAATGGTTGTTGCATCACCAGTTATACCAAGTGGAGCCAACATTACTCGATTTCCAGTTCCAATCTCCAACCTCTTATTGGTGTTATCCCAAAAGAAATTAGAATTATCCTGTGAAATTACACCACTTGCACCAGCAAACACAACTGAACCTTGAGTAAGATCAGAAAGTGTCAATCCCAACCACGTTGGACTTGCTGTTGTTCGTATATCTTGAATTGTATTAAGTGTCGGTCTGGTATAATCAAGACTTGTACCGATTGTCACTGACTCTAATAACTTACTTGCATTAGCACCGATGAGTGTAGATGCAGTTAAACCATTAAGGGTTAATTCAGCATAAGTTGGTGACGCACCGGGTCCAAGTTTTACTGAGGCAAGTTTATTCAATCCTCGTCTTAGAGCTACCCAGTCACCATCTGGAATATGTGGTATTAGTTTAGGCATTTTGTCGTTCCCATTGCATTATAGTAGATGCAGTCGCACCTTTGCCCTGTGCTTTAAGCCATGCTGCGAAACCACCACCACCAGCAGGAACTGCTGAAACATCACCAGTTTGCGGTGTATAAGTTTTTTGAAATTCATCCATCTTAGTAGGATCTGTTATCGCTGGTATGTTACGTGTAGGTCCAGACATTGTACCAGCTTTAGTTTGTATATCTGCCCATTCTGCGTCTGATATTAAATTTCCTGTTCCCATACCACCACCGACACCATAAGTGGCAGCACCAGCACCAGTAGTTGAAGGTAATCCACCTGGTTGCCAGCCACCACTTG